TTATTCTTCGATTGCGCTTATCTTTGTATAAGAAGACCATCCACTTGCGTCTTTATATTGATCCACCGATTGACTTGGAACAAACACTGATATATCGTTGTAATCATAAGCTCCTCTAAAGCTGTTTTTATTTATTTGAGGCGGAATTGTTGCATAACAATAAACCGACATATTCCTACCGTTATTGCTAGAACCGGAAAAAGCCTGCGAACCAATTTTTTTTATTGAGGACGGAAGAGATAGTTTTGTGTAGTTTGGCTTTGAATCGGCATTGTCACATTTAAATGCACTGTTTTCAATCGTTTCAACTCCTTCTGGGATTATCAATTCGTTTTCAAGCGATGTGTCACCAAACGCAAACATACCGATAGTTTTTAATGAAGAAGGAAATTCTACTTTTTTCAAATTATAACAACCCATAAAAGCATCTCCTTTAATCTCTTCAACGCCATCTGGGATTTTGATTGATAACAGGTTAAGATTAGAATTTGTTCCATACCCACCCTCTAAATTAGAACCGTCAAACACCTCTATTTCTCCCTTTATAGCCATCTTTCCTTCTTGAGTTTCGCTGTTATAGAAGCTTCTATCCTCCAAATAAGTATCAATAGATGGCACTATTTGTTTTGTAGCTGTATATTCAATATAAGTGATAACTACAGCCTTGATGGTAAGTTCTATCACAACCACATTGCTTCCGTCCGTAGCATGAACCAGCACCTTGCCGCCGTTAAAATCACTATCCGCACTAATGGTCAAAGTTTTGTTTGAATGATCGATACTTGTGCGAACCCCTTCTCCGATAGCTGAAACCTGTATATTATCTATATTGTCTGTTCCGGCTAACGTATAAGAGACCTTGACAGTACCTCCAGTCTCCAACTCTATTTCCTGGTTATCAAAGGATATTGATAATGCGGAATATAAAGGCACTTCAATTTTTTCTTCATCCAGCGTAAAAATAACATATTTGTCTTTTATTTCCACACCGGTAATAGGAGAAGGTATCACATCTCCTGTAGTCGAGCCTAAATCTGTCCATGTCGCACCGTTATTGTAAGACACTTCCCAGCGTCCATCGTTAATACGAATTTGCGGAGTAATTCCATTAGAACCACTGGAACCGCTCGCTCCATCAGAACCGTCTTCTCCGTCAACACCGTCTGTTCCGACAGCCTTGATTTTATTCCCTTCTTCGTCTGTCAGCCATTCGTCATCAAGTGTCCAGTAATAGATTCCATTTTTATCTTTCTTCACCCCAATTTGAGGCACATAGCCATCTTTCCCGTCAGTGCCATTTTTCCCGTGATAAATGATAATAGTACCAGCTTTTTTAAATTCAATCTGGTATCCGATGCGCATATTGTTTTCTGTTACTTCAGAAACAGAGACAATGTAATCCTGATCGTTCAAAGCATTGATGATGGTTTGTAAGGAAGAGATATTGATGTTGATTTGTTTACATTGCTTTTCAAGTTCAATTAAACGATTTTCAATGCTATCAATCCTTTTCATCAATTCATCGTCATCATACTTACAAGATGTCAATAATGTAAAAGAAAAAAACAAGCAATAAAAACAAATACTTTTGGCTTTCAATCCAGATATAAACTGTTTCATAATGAATAATTAATTTAGATTATACTCCTTGTTTTTGAGGGAGAGTAATAAGGTAAATTAGCAGTTGGCAACCTGATTCAAAAATTAACTTAGATAAAAGAGCAATCACCAACTTACCAAAATGTACCAACAGCCCTTTGGCTGTTCTCACCTTAATACTCTTTGAATTTCTATTTTTTTATTTGTATATTAGTACATATATAATCCACAGACTGTTAACATACGTTTTTTGATAACCAAAACGTACGTTTTTTTTAGTCATTTTTTCAGGACTTTGGGATGATTCGTATAGAAAAAGTGTTTTTTTGCACCTGTAAAGCTATCATATTGATAATAAGGAATATAGAAAAGGAAAAATTATTTGGGGAAAGGATTGTGGATTTAAAAAGTAGTTGTATTTTTGCGTTGTGAAAATGACAAATTAAAACGTACGTTTTTTTAGTCATTCTGAATTATGAATATATATAACTAATAATCAAGACATTAAATATTAAAAATTCGTTTTTCCACCTTCTCAAAAAGTATTATTTTCAATATTTGCAAAAAATCTATATCTGTCTATATATCAATATTTTACACTTTGCCACAACAAAATTATTTCATGTAAAAATAAACTTTTCCTACAAAATACGTAAAAATAGGATTCAAACTGGGAAAAACAAAAGCCTGTTATAACAATCTACAAACACCTTGGAGTAATATTTATTATATTACCAAATCCTATAGAACCCTCCCAGCCCGACATACGGTGACAAACCATGTTTTCCAATCCCATATCCAACGACCACTCCAACCCCAAATCGCCTCGACTTGCCCATCTTTGTAATCTGTTCAGTCCTCCGGTACACCTCTATATAATCAAGATTTGGCTTATAGCCGGATATAGACAACCGGTAATCCTCTGTCTCGTATTCCTTGCTGGTAATCGGAACATTTACATATATAGTGTCTCTTACCGTATCGCCTCCTTGCGTAATATATACCGAGAACGGTTCAGGTATCGTTTGAATCAATGTCTCATATACCGGATATGGGATGCTATCTCTTATAGTATCAACATGGATGAATGTATCGGTTTTTCCAACAAGTTCACCTCCTACCCTATTCGAGTGCCGGCCGGCCAGGAAGCAAAGAAGGCAGAGAGCTAAAACAACTATAACATACCAGGCTTTCATGGCCGTACAATTATCGGTTTCAAAAATGATTTGTATTCTTCCCGAACGTCAAAACAGGGACACACCTTGATAAATTCAAACGGCTCAACTATGCCGTTATCGTTTAGGTCCGGTGACGTATCTCGATGACCGAGAAGTTCTGCAATCTCATATTCCCTCGTTAACTTGTTAATTAGGCCGTCCATTGCCGTCTTTTGCGCCGGAGTCCGGGTATCAGCCGGTTTGCCGGAAGTGTCCAGTCCACCAATATAGCAAATCCCGACGCTATGATCATTGTAACCGATACAATGAGCCCCAGCTATCGTGAGTGGCCGACCGGCTTCTATGGTTCCGTCCAAGTCGATTACATAGTTATAACCAATTTGGCTGAAACCGCGTGCACGGTGCATACGATCAATATCCTTAGCTTTGATATCCTGTCCGGCACGTGTGGCCGAACAATGGATAATGATTGAATCTATCTTTTTCATTTTTATCCTCCTATATTAATACCCATTCTGCGGTTCACGATCCCCACATTTCTTTCTCTCACACCTTTTCATAGCAAGTTCAAGCTTTAGATCCGAATAGCTCTCTTTCAAAGTAAAAAGCTCATCCTGTACCTGTCGAAGCCTTCCGGTTTGTTCTACAAAGCGTTCTTCTTTTTCTGATAGCTGTTTTTGCAGGAACTCGTTATACTCACGTAAAGCCTTGAACTCCTCTACATCGGCATGGGCATCCTCGATACGCGCATTCGTTTTCCGGTTCGTATAGAAGCTAATCCCCCATTTTATCGCCTCGAATCCTCCCAATGTTCCGATGATTGTCAGGATGTCAGTTAATTCTACATTCACTTTACACCTCCTTCTGTTTTATTTGATCATCTTTGTTACGAGTTTTTTTCATTGCCATAAGGCAGTGTTTGTTATTTCTCCGCCTCCGGTCTGTGATAGATGGGAGACGGATTTTTATATTATTCGCCCGGTTGCTCCTCTTTTAGCGGTTCATCCAAAATTTTGACATACGTCGGCATCGTGAACTCAGAGAACATGCCGTTGCGATCTATGAAGTCAACACGTTGTTTGAGGTATTGAAGTTCTTCGTCTGTCAAAACGATATCCGTTGTTTCCATTATGGCGGCAGCATCGGTAAATCCGATATTGATTTGACCACTCCCCATATCCTTGATAACGATACGCTTCTGATCAACCTCCGAGATCGCTATCTTACTGTCTATCGATACTTTCAGTTCCATGTTTTTTCTCGTGTCAAACTGTGGTAACACGGTGTTGAGTATTAATACTCTGTCTTTCAATGTTAAATCCATATTCTTATTCTATATATAATAAACCAGTTGCACTATCCCATTTTACATTATACTTTGTTCCAGATGTATCTAAATCATTAATCTGAACCAAAGACGGCAATTGACTTGCCTTTATGCAAGTCCTAAAAAGCCACGATATGTCTGATTTAAAATGCCTAACAAAAAAACTTATTTCCCGATAAGCTGTTGCATCAGGATTGTATTTCATTACAATGAATTTTCCGATATTATCTAAAACACCTTGGTAAGTTTTTTGAATTTCCATTCCTTGAGCTTCTCTTGCTGCAAACAGATTAACATAGTTATTATTCCACGATTTGTCGGCTAAATAAATGCTTGAAAAATTAGATGTACCTCCATTGATACTTATAGCATTTAACATTCTAACGTTAACATCTCCACTTTGGTCAACTCTAAAATCTGCACTTTCTGGAACTGCTCCTCCAGCCCAAAATCTTATAGAACTATTAGATGTACCATATCCTGTAATCCCTGCTTGTCCATTTCTTAACAAAATGGCGTCATTCGCTGTAATAGTTCCATTTGAAACCACATTACCTGAGCTATCAACACTAAAAGTTGGATCAGTAGGTGGTTGTCCATTAGCCCCAGCTGCTCCTCCCGACCAAATACGGATCGTACCAGAAGCGGCCATTCCACCTGTGTTTCCAAAAGCGATTGCACCTGTTGTTATGAGCCCACCGTTGATCTCCGTTATCGTATTGTCATACTTCGAGGCAAGAACCCATGAAGAACCGCTATACCTATAAATATTCACACCATCCACCCATAAGTCATTAGTCCTCATACCCGATGTTGGAGCCGTCGTTTGATAAAATACCCTTGCCTTGTTATTGGCTGTCGATTGGGCATTATTAGCCGCATTTGAAGCATTTTCAGCTTCTGTCAGGGCATCATTTATCCCATCATACAACGGTTGAAGATTAGGACGGTCAGAAATGTTATTATAACCGGATGTTCCAGATTTGAATATCACAGGTCCGGTTATAGTCCCATTCACCAGATCAATCACCAACCGGGCTAACTTGTCCTTTATCAACCCTGTCGTAATCGTCTGACCAGCTATCTCAGTGTATCCATAATTCGGAAGCCAGGAACGTACGCCTTCCTCCGGAGTATTAAGCACGCCCACCCAGAAATGATAGTATCCTGTTTCATCCTCTAACTTTATCTGCCGTTCACTGACATATATTGAGCCATTTCCCCCTTCTTTCGGACATTTGGCATAGACGTAATAGGCAAGCGAATTATTTAGCCGGAAAGAAGCCGATGGAATAACCCATTCGCGGATTTCCTCGCTAACAGTAAAGTGCACCAACTTTCCTGCCGTATTCTTGAAATAGTTGGCATCATTGTCCGCATTCGGGATAAACTTCACCCCTATAAGTTCCATCTGCTGAGAATTGGTACCGACGATAAGTTGCGCCGTATGCACGGCCAACGGTTTGATAAGTTCAGTGAAATAATCCCCTTCCGGGTCAAACATCATGCCCAAAGTTTCCATCACGTCTCGCCATGAACGTTTCGTATGTTCCCGAACCGGCTTAACTGCATCCTCAATCTCTTCCGGCATTTTATTCACATCATCCACCAAATCCTTAAAACCATTCGATTCAAGAAAATCGGACAAGGTAAGTTCATACCGATATGAAGGTGTACCGTCTTTCTCGATATACCTTTTTACTTTGGTAACACGAATCTCTCGATCGATATCCAACTGTTCGGAATATACGCCAACCATCTGGCCACAGGCGATAAAGATGTTTTGCAGACGAAAAACAATTTCATCACATTTTCCTCGCAACTGGATGCGTTTCTCGCACTTGCCATCCAACCATGCTTGCGCCTCTTCCTGTAGCTGTAATGAAGCGTTATCCCTGTAGCTTTGCGGCATTTTCAGACCGGTAAGGATAAACTTGTCACCGACAGAAAAATTAATGTCACCGGGGACTTTCAAAGCGTTTTCTTGGTCATTCTGCTTTAGTTTGAATTGCTTCAAGTCTTTATCCCAACTATCCTCTACGATTGCAAGGTCATAGCCGGCCAAGCCGCCATCCTGGAATGTAACGATTACTTCCACCCCGTCCAACAGACAATCGGTAAGGTTAAAATCCATACCGGAAGCTCTCAGAGTGTAATCGTCGATCTTTTCTGTTACGGCAAACTCTCCTTTCGGAAAGATATGGTCGAATTGCATGGACTTTTCTATCCGGCCGTACTTCTCTACATTCTTTTCGATAGAAAGCCGGCCATCAGGCAGAAGAAGATAATCAGCGCCATAATCGGAACCAAGGTTCTTGTCTGAACCGTAGGGATAAAGTACCGTAATCGGCGGCGTATCATCAACAGCGGACACTTCCAGTTCGGTAAAACCCATCCCTTCGCCTTGTGCCAAAACAAGTCCATTGCTGGAATACTCCCTCCTGCCGATGTTCATTGTCTGGCCGGATATCCAGTACTCGCTATCCAGTTCCTTGATAAGTTCGTCAAGAACGGTTCCGACCTTCTTATCCTTGAAAGAAAGGGTAATCATCCGGGACTTAATACAAGAGCCGGCTATCCAACCCGATCCACTACGGTTCATATTCTTCACGAACAATTCCAGCCAGTCACGTGCCGTCCCTGTATAATAGTCGAAGTTCTTCTTTCGTTCCGGTCTACCGTGAAGGAAAAACTCTACATCCAAAAGGTCATACTTCGATGAATAGAACATAACGGTATATTCCCAGCCGAGAGATGTCTCCCTTTTCGTCACCTTCTCGTTATGCCGGATCTTATATTTTGTCCCTTCAAAGTCTATATAGTCGTTGATCTGAAGCTTTATCACATTGCGGGAAAGAAAATTCAGGGTAAGAGTGTCCTCTCCCATGATCTCTTCGACCGTATAACTGTTATCCTTCAGATAGACATCACAGACTACCGTATTTCCGCGCTTTATTTCCATACTGCTAAATAACCTACTTATTTTTAGGCAATAAAAAACACGGCAACCGGATATATGACATTTTACCGGTTGTCGTGTTTTAATATATAAGGTGGATGTTCTGTTTATGGTAGATTTCTAAAGCGCAAGTCCACACGCGCCAAAAGTCGTAGACAACGCTGCAATCTCACACCATTATCAAGGAACAATCCTGCCATAAATACCCCGTCACATGTTTGATTATTCCAATCACGCTACCGACGGTAGCCAAGATGTTTACCAATCGATATTCATTGCTTCCTGTTTATTTTTAATTTATTATTTTTGCTATGAGATTTTTCATAACATTTAATTTTTCGGTTTATAAGTTTTGATTTCGAAAACCTTCTGTTTGTGACAAATGGGAGGTTTTCTATTTTTAACACAAGCCTTATCGCTTCGTATTTTTGCAACCGCATAAACACACAAAGGAATACCCTTTTGCCTGATACAGAAAGCTACCATGTACACAGCCATCATCAAACATGAAAATAATACTAATAATCCCATAGCCTTTTGATTTTTAATGTTTAACTTTGCTTGTAAGACATAAACTTCATAGTAGATTAAAATAAGATGAATGCTGACCTCCTCCTGTCGTGACGATAGTAGGAGGATTTTTATACCATTTTTTCATTATCATTTACTCTCACTTTGAATTGAACGTTTTGTTTGTTCCATTTTCTTTTATTTGTATTTTTGTAAGCAAGTAATCAAAAGATAACTTTTCAGCAAAAAATGCAAAGAAATGTTTCTTCCTTCCATCTGCTGTGAAGCACGTGGAAGGCTTTTTTAGGCTTTGAGAGTACATCATATATTCATAAATTTCTAATTAGATACTCATTCACAACAATCACTTTTTTTGTATTATACCACCTTTCCGCTGTGAAGCCAGAAGGTGGTTTTTGCGATGATTCTTACAAGGAAGCAAATACCCTGACACGATAATAGGTGTTCTTTTTGCTATTGCTCGTATCAAAGATTGCCACATTAAAACAATCTGTTCAATACTCCGCCTCCCATGTATGTGATAGCCTAGAGGCGGATTTGTTTTAAATCCTAAGTATGAGACATATCAAGTATATCACTAAAAAAGAGAATATTTCAGTCCAGAACATAGGCTTCGTCTCTATATATTTATCCTTAAATGCCCCTTCTTCTTGTTTAGCCATATTGAGTGCGATATAGCCAACATATGGAAGCCAGGCGAACAGCATAGGCCAGAAATTTAGCGAGGCCCAAACCTGCGAAAACAATATTGCCATTGTTGCGCCAGCAATATGTCCACGGTGTTGGAATTTATCTGATTTGTAATCAGGAAAACACCCTACCACAACCATTCCCGTCAATGCAAAAAAGGCGAGGAACTCTGTGCCGGGCTTACTTGTCTCTAAGATCGCCGGCATTAACACGATAGGGCATACCCACATCGTAAAGCGGAACCACCACCTGTGTTCAATTGCATAAAAGGTCGCACTAATTGAGTACGGTACACCTTTCGCCTTTATACAAACTGCTGCCGTATAAGCTGCGATAACCAAAAAAGAAATAACTACTAATACCATAATTTTCAAACTTTATTGTTTAACTTCGTCACGGAGACCGTTGGTCCCCCTTATTTTCTTTTTTACAGCCTCCAATCTGTGATAGCCTGGAGGCTGTTTTTATTATTCTTTCGCCACCGAACATTCCATATCTTCATTTGTTTTTAAAGAAAATACCCAACCTGGGGATGGCGATTATCAATAATTTTTTCTGAATATACATTTGCTGTCTTTCTGCTGTGACAGCCCAAAGACAGTGTCACTAATTTATTAATACGGTCTTGCAGGTGGAGTGAAGTTTGATGTCCAACGGGCTATATTACTGATGCGAAACTCGTCAATCATACCGTTCAGATACAATCCATAATCCCGATATTTTCCGATCATTAAAGAACTATAATACCCTGAAACCATCGTTGATGTGAAACCAGACACATACACTCCATTTACATACACTTTCCAATATCGAGATTGTGACCTGACGATCGCAAGATGAACCCACTGATCCCGTGGCATCGTAAAATAGCATACTGCATCCCCTCGGGTTCCACCATACTGCAATCCAAAGAAAATGCGTCCGTCAGATTCCTCCGATATATCAAAGCTGTAACTTCCGCCACCATCGCCTTTTGACATTATACCGTTTCTCACACCACTTTTCAATTTAATCCAAAAGTCGACAGTATAGTCTGGATATAGGGATTCGTTTATAGCATTCGTTCCACTCACCTTTACATACCCGTTTCCGGAAAACGAAATGCAATTCTTGAATTTTCCTACTACATAGGACATATTACTACCAACATAAGGCTTGCCTGAGACTTCATCTTTCAATGATCCATCAAAATGTAGCAACAGCAAAGTATTCTTGTCTACTTTCTTCCGTCCCATCATCGATCTTATCATACCAACCTCCTTTCCGCCGAAAGTCGGTCAGATACTTGAGTTAAGAGGTGTTTACCCCCCCCCCGTTAACATTTGTAAACAATTATTTCTCATGACTTTATCTCCTATTTTTTAGTCGTTAATATCTTGTTCCATCTTTTTCAACGGCAGATCATTCTTCGTAAGCCCAATAGCGGATCAGGACAGTACCGTCGCCACCGTTACCGTAAGAACCACAGCCTCCACCACCGTAACCGCCACTTTTTCTATTGTCATTTCCAGTTCCGGAACCTTCTTCATAATCGGATTCTCCACCCATGCCCCCATTTATATTTCTGTCTGAACCACCACCTCCGGCATTTCGTTTCCCAGTAGATTCGCCAAAATCACGGGTTGTATGCCCTTGCCCCTTTCCTCCGCCATACAAGGAGCCGGCTGGATAACCTGAACCTCCTGCTCCATCAGAGCCATCAGAGCCCGCTTTAGCTGTACTTGAATCATCTCCTGCTCCACCACTTCCGCCGTTGCCACCAGTATACGCCCCGGCATTACTTCCGCCCGGATAACCATTACCCGCACCATTTCCGCCGTTAGCTCTATAACTTGAATTTAAGAATTGAGAGTATCCACCGTTGGGGGCAACTTCAGAATACCCTCCAATTCCTCCTTTCCCAACTGTTATCGGAATTGACTGACCCGGTGCAACAGAGATAGCATCACCGTCTCTCCATCCGGATGTATCTTTTTTGAAAGTTTTAGTATAGCCGCCACCTCCACCGCTTCCATTATGTCCTGCCCCCCCTCCTCCGACAAGAAACACATCCACCTCCCTACATCCTTTAGGTACGATCCAGGTATAATTCCCGGCAGGATAGAACCTCTTGGTGAACAACTGCAACTTCTTCCGTCCCATCATCGACCGTCTCATCTACGCCCTCCTTTCTTACGATAAGAGGTCGTAACTCCTTTATTTAGAGAGCGTTTTGCCCCCCAGTTTAACTTTTAATAACATAATCTGTTTCATTGCTTTACCTCCTGTACAATTGTGGACAAGTCTTTCAAGTCGTTCGGATAACCTGTAACGGTCGTCAAAATGCAGAGATAGATCACACCGTATTGTTCATAATATTTGTCTTTCTCGAATGCCATACCCTGCACATATGGAATAGGATCATCAAGCGTGCCTGCGTGCTCAGCTTCAACGATCTTATACAGTGAAGCAGTTTCTATGCCAGGTTTCCAGTCGGCTTGCAGCTTGTGCTTTTGTATCACCTCGAATAAAGTGTCGCTTTCTCCTTCCACTACTCGAAGCCGGAAACCTATTTCAACTTCCTTGCCGAACTCCGCATCTTTCTCACCCCAAATGGGAAATAAGACCTGCATTTCCAACGCTTGATTGGCGGTAAGGGAAACGCTGTTCACCATCAAGCGGGCAAAGGTCACTGCCTGCACTTCCGGGGATTTAGCTATTGCCTTATCTGCCTTAGTTTGCAAGGCTGCCGTTGTTGTATGGATCGCTTCGGGGTAGCCTTCTACCACGATAGCTTCGACCTCCTCGGCTGTTTGGGCGGCATCGATACGGGATAGCAAGCCGTCTGTCACCTTGGCGCACTGCTCCGAATAGTCCGCTATTTCATCAAGAGCAACCATTAAGATATTCGAGGCGTAAAGATGACCGCCTACTTCGACTTTTTCCTGCCGCCCACACTTATCCTTCATTTGCAGGGTGTTTGAGACGTATGCGTCCTGTTCATCAATATAATAATGATGGATGTCTTTGTCGTAGATTTCCTGCCGTTTGGCATCACGGGCACGCCAGAGTAATTCTTCCGGAGTCGGCTGTGGTTCAGGCGTTAGTGCCATGTACCAGCATTCCAACGGTGAAGCCTCCGGATAGTCGTTATGATACTTTTCCTGTTCTTCGTTAAGCAGGAGATAGGCACCATCTTCAAACTCTTCAGGAGTTGTACCTGTCTTATAGGAAGCAGGTAAGGCTTCTTCTACAGGCCAAAAGTTTATTTGTTTTTGAATGTATAGCATGATGTTGTTTGTTTTTAAATTACACATACGGTTTAGTAGGAGGAGTGAAGTTTGATGTCCAACGGGCTATATTACTGATGCGGAGTTCATCAATTATTAAAGCAGATTCTTCTCCTGTAATATTCTCTCTACCTCCTATTGTAAAACGACTATTTGGAAATACTATTGAAGGAGAACCTGTCGTTCCACTAATAATGCCATCAATAAAAAGTCTTGTCGTAACTCCATCACAACTTATCGCTAAATGATGGAATTGTCCATCTGCTGGAAATGGTATTTTATTAAAAATACTTCCAATATACGACGTCAAAATCCCATATTCAATACCCCTATTTTCATTGGTACCATTGAATCTTAAAACAAATCCATTTATAGATCCATTATCTATACCGAGTATAAATCCCCATTTGTTTTGTGATCCAAGTTTAAGCCACAGGTCTATTGTGTATAACTTTGAATTTATGACTTCTTTAAAGAAATCTGGATTATACGATATAGCAGTACTATTGGATGGAATATCAAGTCCTTGACTAAATTTTCCTGGTGCATAATATATTTCGTTTAATTTCAAAGGAGTTCTTTGATATTTACTGCTATCCTCATAATCTCCATCAAAATGCAATAATAACAAAGTATTTTTATCTCCCTTTTCCTTTCCCATCATCACCCTTCTCTTCATCTCTCACCTCCTTTCATTATACTCTCACGACAATTATCCCATGTTCTTTTTTCAGCGATACCCCTGTGGCTTTACCAGCTGGCAGTTCAACGCTTGTTTCCTCCGATTGCCAGCCCGAACCGTTTGGGATCGGTTGGATAATCGTTGATCCGGTGTTGTTCTTAATAGACAGATAAAACTCCTGCATCTCCGGTACGCTTCCTATATTCGCAAAGTTGATCGCCTGTACAGATGTACTCGAATAGGTAAAACGCAAATTATACGGTGATGACGGAAGAGCCTCCAGAGACTCGACATCGACATACTCCTTCAACCGCAAAGAGTCCGATACCTTCGTTTTCTCTTCATCGCTGTAATTATTGTCGGTATGGACATAATCAGCGTCTTTGACCGTATGGTCGTCGTTCTGTAGCTGGGATAGCTTTGTCGGGATCGAAGTCTGAACGTTCGCTATGCTTTGGTTCAATCCGGCGATGAACCCCTGTAATGTATCGCTGTCTTCTACGTTGGCAAGGAAAGCGATGATCTCGTTAAATGACTCGATGGCACTCGATGCGTCGCCCGAAACGAGCGTGTTGACCTGCTGTTGCAAAGCTGTCAGCGCGTTCCTGATTTCCGTGTCGTCATAGCTTTCCCCGTCCTGTCCTTCGGCCACCACACCCGTATCCTCTTCGCCTATTTTCCAATGCTTGGTTTCCGGATCGATCGAAGGAACCGGAGCATCGTTTCCCCGAAGGTTCGGGGTATCAAACTCACCTCCGGCCGTCGTGATCGTCAAGATATAGGTTGTGGCATCATTCGTTTTAACTGTGACCTTCACCTCCTGCATGACGGCCGGCAGCTGGGCAAACGTATGAACGCCATCAGATAGCTTCATGTTGAATTTACCGTTTTCCAAACGTTCAAATAACCAGACTGATGCAGGGTAGACGGTTACGTTATCGGCCCATTCAGCCGTCGTCAGTTCGATCTGTTGATAAATAAATGCACCTTTCTTACTCATTACTTAAATATCCTTGTTTTATCGTTCGTACTGATTCATTGTAATAATTGGCTCCTGTCAGATAAACATTACCGGGTAAGGCTGTACCGCTGCCGGATTCCTGCCAAGAGGCTTTTCCCCCGGCAAGATCATAAAGCCGGTAGAATACATATTCGCCATCTTCCGCTACACGCACTTCGTCGCCGATACGAAAGTTGATGGTTGTACCGTCGGTATTGACATAGCTCAATGTCTCGGCAGTCGGTGCCATATCCAACGTCGGGATCTCCGGTTTGTTCTTGATGTAGTTCTTATTGACAGGATCGGTAACGTTCCAGTCGGGTTGTAGTCCACTGATAGCTCCTTCGGCGGCTTCGGCTGCACGATTGGCACGGTCGGCGGCTGTGTTGGCATTATCAGTTGCAGCTATGGCATCTTCCTTTGCCGTATTAGCAGCCAAAGCTGCCGTATCCGCCAGTCCTGCCTTTTCATTGGCCAGAGTAGCGGCAGCTTTGGCTGTATTTGCCGCCTTGTCTGCATTTTCTTTTGCCGTGTTTGCGGCTAAAGCTGCATCCGTCGCCGATTTTGTAGCAGTCTCGGCAGAAGCTATGGTATCATCCGCACGCTCTACAGCCGCATCAGCATTTTCGGCGGCAGTTGTAGCCGAGGATGCTGCTTCATTCGCTTTATCCGTTGCGGTATTGGCATTTATTGTTGCCGTGTCAGCCTTTGCGGCGGCATCATTAGCCTTTGCAGCGGCTGTATTGGCTTCAACAGTCGCTTTATCGGCTTCTTCCTTTGCCTTATTGGCAGAAGCTGCTGCGGTATCTGCATTCTCGGCAGCGGTATTGGCTATACCGGCTTTTTCCTCCGCCAATGCAGCGGCAGCAACAGCCAATTTGGTAGCTGCATCAGCATCTCCGGCAGATTGAGTTGCTTGACCAGCTGCGGCATTTGCTAAAGCTGCGGCATCATTTGCAGCCTTGGTTGCAGCATCTGCGCTCACTTTTGCGGTGTTTACGTTCGAAATAGCAGTATTAGCTTCCTCCTTAATTTGGGACATCTGTTCACGAACCTCTTTTGCCGCATCCGTTGCCGGCTTCATAAGTTCGGCCTTATCAGTCTCTGTCAGATCAGAAAAATGCAGTTTCAATTGATCCACTTCTGCTGGCGTCAGATCGGAAAACTTCATTTTCAATTCTTCACGGTCGAAAATATCCACGTATGCACTATCCGGCTCACCTTCGTATTTCATTTGAAGCGTACCGTTCAACTTTCGAAAAACCGGCTTCTCTCCTTTCGGCCCACGAATTTTCTCAATTTCCAACAGATTCTGCCAAGCACCATTAGCTCCCTGTTTCCAAAGGATGTATTTATCGTTTATCCCTAAAAACGCACTAAGGCCGGGATCGCCCTGTTTCCCTTTCATTGCAGAGGGCAAAGCACGCTTAGGCCTTCCCCCCTGAATGATCAGGATCATATCATTATCGGTTATTGTTCCGGCTGCCGGAAGCAAATTAGCCCTGATTATTTCAAATTCTTCTGCCATATCAATTGAAAACTATTATTCTACCTTGCTCATCTGCCAATAACCCCAAATCCGGATCTTTCAGCACACGGTAACGAACATCACCGCCGGCATCTATCCAACTCACTACAGGAGCGACAACAGAAATAGTGAATCTCGCCCCTATCCGGTTCTCCAGCCAAACTTCCACAGAAAAGGACGGGCAATCCGTATAGTACACCTGAATGATACCATCCAACGTCTTAATATATAATTCCTGATTTCCTACACCGGATATCTGGCTAAAGAACGCCCGATAGTTATTCAGAAACTCTTCCACACTGCCGGCCAACATCCAAAGGGACAGTTTTATTTCCCGATGCTGGGTTTTGATTGTCGAAAGGTCTACCGTACGGCCATCGGTGAACGGCGCCTTAACCGCAGGATATTTCAAGATGTCCTCCTGGTTATCGTCCGATCCTATACCGAAGTCTGCAAAGTCTATCCCATTAATCGCATACTGCCCGCGAAGCCCGATACCGCCGGCCGGAGTTGCCGGATAAATGGCATGGTTGTCCTCGACAAAAGAAAGTTCAAACACAGATACGTTCTCCCCTGCATTAAACGGCACAGGCTGTTCGTGAGAAGAGCCGGCGTTGAATTGTAAGCGGTTGGTCAGACCGGCAATAAGATTGAATTCCCGATAGCCCGGTGCGGACAGATCAGCAACAAACTTTCCATACCCGGACCAGAACTGCTCAAGCGTTTCTGCCTTCATGAGGAATTTCAACTTGACGGTTTTAGGTTCGAACTCCACTATCGACAGATCGGGATCGATCCCGTCGGCTTCCGCCCAGTTGTTATATTTGACTGCTTTACGTTTGGGGTATTTCAGAAGATCATCAAAAGAACCTTCCAATAATTTACATCCCCATTCAGTATATATGTCTTTTCCGTCTATTGTCATAATACACGTGCTGTATGGTCTTTATGAGTTATTACCTTACCGCCAGCGTTCTTTACGAACACCACAGCATAGTTACTCGCATGAATCTCGGCCTCTGCTCCGTGCATCAGGATTACATTGTAGCGACCGATCGTATCAAAATGAAGGATTGCCTTAGAACCGGCCAGGAATACCTTCACCGGATTTGTCAGTTCCACATCCGTCTCGATATAGATTCCCATGCTTTCAGCCTTCTTGCCCCGGAACTCCCGTAATTGTACCATAGACGGGAAATTATTCTTTGTGCAGAACTCCGTACCCTGCGGTGTCAACAGGAGGCGCATAAGCTCTTCTTTGTTTTCCGTGCCATGCAACAACCGGCAGGCACCTAACCGGTTTGCTATCTCAAAAAACTCTTTATCCATAATGCTACATTTTTACTTTTACGTTAATAGTACCTTCCAAAGCATCAACCGTGCCTCTGGTGTTCTCCGATATCTTACCGGCAACCTCTTTGATCTCTCTCGTATTCTCGGCGATCCGGTCGGTATTCTTTTCCACTTTGTCTGATAATTCGCGGATGGCTTTCACATCTTCCCAACCTCTGGACTGCATATCATAGATCAGCTTCATTTGTTCCCGGATCGGTTGCATACTGCCGCGGATGTCTTCCAACAGGACACGGACGGCCCCGCTCTGACCGGCCAATAGGTCGATGCTTTCCTGGGAGGCTTTGGCATACGCACCTTTCAGGGTATTTTCGGAAACATCTTCTTTCTCCGGTTCTTCTACCTTGTCTTTCATCAAGCTATCAGCCCAACCGAACTGCCTGTCAATCTCTTTTTGCAGTTCTTCCGCCATATTATAGATATAATCCTGTTCCCAACCGGAAAGGACATTGTCGGCATAGAACTCCTTCAGCTTGTCACGAATCTTCTCCATTGCACCGGAAGATTCCGTTGCAGCTTTGATGGATTCTGTAACCATCTGGCGCATCATCCTCTTGACGGTATCCTTTGCCGATTCTGCCCGGTCTTCACCGGAAGCCCATGCCTCGGCTTGTGCGCTTGCGAAGTTGTCAATAGCAGATTTTAAATCTTCACCGAAGATGGCATCCACGGCCTTTTCCTTATTATCGGCAATAGCTTGGTTAATCTCATCTATTTGATCCTGCCATTCCTTTATACGGTTGTCGTCGGTTTTCTTTTTATCCTGCTCTTCACGGATTTGCTGCTGGATAAGAAGCTTCTGTTGTTCCAAAAGTTTGTTCTGTTGGTCAATCAATCGGGAAGCATCATTCGAATAAGCCTTCTGAATGGATTTATCCAGTTTTTCGTATGATTTATCTAATGTGTCGATCTGATCCTGCAACCGCTGGATACGTTTCTCGTTCTTCTTGTCATGAATCTTGGTAATGGCACCGGCCAAAGAAGTAACGACGCCAATGGCAGCACCGGCAGACGCACCGATCGGACCGAACATGGAACCGGCTTTCGCACCGTTCATGGCAGAACTTACAGTATCCATAGCCACACTGAAGCCCTCAGCTATTCCACCGAATACACCACCGAACGAATCACCGAGCTTCGAAAACGTATCAGAAAGGAACTGCCCGGCCTGCATGATCTCATTCATGCCTTCCTCTATCTCAGCCAAACCCTCTTTTAACTTCTTAGCATCATTTTCTGAGGCAAATACTTTTTTCAAGCCATTTGACACTTTATTAAAAGAGGTTTCCATTTGATCGGCTTCACGGCGGACATTTGCTATTTCATCTTTGATGGCCTTCAACTGATCCGGAGATTTACGAAGCACATCAAACTGTTCTTCAGTAATACCGAATGAATTATTAGATGAATATTCCCCTCTTTCAAGAAAAGACAAGAATTTTTCCGCTTCATCCGCAATGGCACGAATAGAAGTGATATTCTTTTTACTCATATCATCAAACAGCCGAGTGATAATGGATGTACTCTTTTGGGCTTCATTATCCACGTCTGCCAATTCCTTTTTCATACCTTCTGCAAGGGAAAGCCGTTCTCCTTCCGTAGTAGCCTTTGCTATCTTCTCATTATAAAGTTCCGTGATAGCCTGACGCTTTTCCAAATATGAGCCATATTCTTTCAGGTACTCGTTCATGGCACGTTTCTCTTCCTCCAGTTGTTCCTTATTCACATTGGAGGTCGATTGCTCTCGTTTAACGTATGAATTGACCAGGGCGGTATGAATCTCGACCGTCTGTTCTTTGCTCAGTTTGCCGCCTTGCGCGTCTTTCCACTCTTTCTCTTTGGCGAGTATGGCTGCAATCTCATTGTCATAATCGAGGTTTATCTGGGCGATCTTCTTGTCGGAACCTTCTTTCATCAGGTCAATTTCGGATTGCTGGTTTTGACGACGGAGGGATAAAAGTTCGTTATGAATCGTTTTTTGCTGTTTGAGTTGCTTATCCGCCTCTTTCTTTTCTTGTTTTTCGCGCTTGGTCGAATCAGAATATTTGTCTATTTGCGTTTGCGCCTCTTGTATCTGTTTTGTATATTTGCTCCAATCTTCAGAGTTCTTTTTTGATACATCCAAGGCATTACGAGCAGCTTCTGCATCCTGTTTCTGCTTCTCCCAATAGGATTTATTCTGTACAACAGAGATACTATTCCTCGTTAATGAATTGATCTTTCCTGTTGTCTCATCTATCTGCTTATTCAAAGCATCAAGCCTGATACTACTAATGATATCAGGAACACCCACCCACACAGAAGCTATATCCTCTGATTCCGTCAAAGTTTTATCAAGTTCATCCCTTTCCTCGATAAGTTTTCTTTTCACATCCTCATAATGCTTAACCTTCTCTTCAACAGGAGTGTTAGCCTCCCATTGGGCTTCTTTTATTTTATCTATTTCTTCCTTATGGAGTTTTGCAAGATTATTAGCAGTATCAAGTTGCTTATTAAGTCGTTCTACATCATGAATCCATGAATTACCAGATTTATTGTACGGAGAAGATTCTGTCTCTTGTATTTTCTTTTTAAGGTCCTCTATTCTTTTCAGATCAGCCTCATAAGCCTTAACCGCATTGTCTATTTCTCTCTTCTCATTGACAGATGATAACATCTTATTTTGCTGATCCTGAGGCAAATTCTTAAACTCTTCGAGACTCACATTCCCAAGTTCGGGAAACAGTTTTATCAGCTCTTTGTATGCCTTAACCTGCGAATAAACAGATTCAGTCTCACTATTTATTTTTGAAATCAGACTGTCTGTTTTAGAGGTAAGTTCCTGTTTCCTGTGCGCGGCTTCTTCTTGTTCTTTATTAAGTTGCTTTTGGGCTTTCTCGACAGCGGTTGTACTATCATGAAGAACCCACATAGTAGCGGCAAAACTGGCTACGATGGTGGCAAGTAAAACATAAGGATTAGCTTTCATTGCCGCATTTAAAGCCAATTGAGCGACAGTCTGCGCTTTTGTCATAATTGTTTGGATTCCTTTTGCGGCCGCATCTACCCTTGCGGCAACAGCCCAACTACGAGTTAATGTAATACTGGCTATCAAAGCAGTCCGATAAACTCCATAAGTAGCAGCCAACCCAGCCAATACCTTACCTATCGTTTCATAGTTTTCTATCAACGAAGTGGTTGTTTGGATACCCTTAATTATGACACCCTCCGATTTCTGCCCCAATTCATTGAATACTGAATCCATCGCATCTTGCATCATGGATAGCTGACCGTTGATAGTTTTTGAAGCGTTCTCGGACATATTATAAAATTTACCACCTGCCGAAGTAGCATCTATAAACGCCTGTTGTACCATTTCTGCGGAAATAGCCCCCTTAGACATCTCATCTTTGAGCGCAGCAATAGATTTTCCGGTCTTATCTGCCATGATTTGCAACGGATTGAATCCTGCATTAATCATCTGGTTAAGGTCTTGTCCCATCAACTTGCCAGCAGCTGACATCTGAGAGAAAGCCAACGTAAGCGAGTTAAACCTTTGGGTATCTCCCATAGAGACATCACCAATAGCTTGCAAATAACGTGGAACTTTTTCAGCCTCAATATTAAATCCTAACATCATCTGAGTTGCCTGTGTTACATCAGAAAACTCAAGAGGAGAAATCTTTGCATATTCACGTACTTGCGACATAAGTACATCCGCCTTTTCTTTGCTTCCAAGCAAAGTTTGAATGGCCGTATCTGCGGCTTGAAACTCGCCACGAACACGAACCATGTTTGACAGAAACTCCTTAATGGAATATCCTCCCAATAATTTTTTGCCGACATTAGACATCGCTTGTTCTATCTGCTTTGTCACATCGACATTCTCTATACCCTCCTGTCGATATAAAGTATACTCGTCACGTAGTTTTTTTACTGATAGTCGTGCATTAGCCTGTTCTTGCGTCAATCCAAATAAAGCAGCTTTCTCTCCATCCAAGGCCTTGCGTGCAGCGTTGTATTCTTCCAATTTCTCATTAGCGGACAATGGATTTCTTTTCAATGCAATACGATAGGCCTCTCCAAGTCGTTTTACATCAGTCTCTACATCTTTAATAACAGCTTTTTGAGTGATAATTTTTTCTGATAATCCGTTTACAACTTGTGAGGCATCGAATATTTTCTTTTTAAAACCTTGATTTATCTCATTACCAGCACGTACAGCCGAAGTGACAAGAGAATCCAATTCTTTCGTATTTTTAGCAAGCTGAACTTCCATTGCCCGGAAAGTAGCCGGAGAAGTGTTACTATCCATCCCGGCAATAGTAGATTTTAACTTATCTATCTCTTCCCGTAACTTAATGACTTTTTGATAGTCAGCTTCTATGTGAAACGCTAATTTGGGCATACATCAATGTTTTGGATAAAAGTACATTAGACAAATGAAGTAGTAGAATTTTATGAGAATAGATACATGACAATGAAAAGATTGTCGTGAATATAGAATCATGCTCCTCTTTTTTGTCTCATAAGATCCTTTCCCGACATCTTCTTTACTTCTGTTCCATCTTTATCCTCATGGATATCGATAGGTTTATCAGCACTCATCAAGAGCAAAAGAAGATAAGGAAGATCCTCATACACCTCCCTGTAAGAAAGGTGCAAATTTTCCATAAATAAGGTAATACTTCCTACGATGGTATTCCCTCCTACTACTTGGGTTTTACTGTTAGATTTGCCAGCTCCATCGCAAACTGGCAGACTACGAAAAAATCACGTCCGGTTATTAACTCAAAAGCGACAAAATACGCTTGCAATAATTCTTCTTTAGAACCTGAAAGCATCTGCCGTTCGAGGCTTTCAGCTCTTTTTTGATAATTCGGGACATCACCAACCACCAAGAATGAAAGCCCCTTGACGATATTCTCCAAATCGACAGGAGCGACCTTCATTAATTCCCGCACAGTGCCATTTTCCGGTAAATCGACCTTACTTAAATATTGGGTAGCCCTCATTATCACTTTGATAGAAGGAGCTTTGATTACATATACTGTTCCCCCTACAACAATAGCTTTTCCATAAGTACCGGAAAGTAACTCTGATATGTTTTTTGAAACCTCACTCATAGTTTAAATATTAGAGGGTGATTGCTCACCCTCGTCATTAACTTATCCACCCAAAGTTGTATCCTCCCCGTCTTCCCAGCGCTCAATAGGAACACCGGCTTTGGTTGGTTTCAACGCCGTAAAAACAAGGGCTAAGCCAATTGCCTTTTCATTCGCTTTACCAGAAGCAGAAACACCGGCACGAGGAAAAATAATTTTCACACCATCTTCAGTTGTGGCACGGACGGTAAACTCTTTACTCTCTACATGGTCGGCACGCTCCCATGTGCCCGGCTTACTCTCTGATCCCGCTGTAAACTTACCACCTTGGAATTTAGCCTTAGTTTCAAGATCATACATACCAATAGAAGCATTGATCTTAACCACACCCGGCTTTTTAGAGGAATAATAGGTATTTCCAGCTACATCTTTGTAATCCTTAACCTCCGGATCTTCATCCTCATAAGTGAAGGTGTCCTCATGAACTACCGGGACTTCTTCAAAAACAGAACCTTCGGCACCATCAGCCCCGATCGGCGCAACCTCCAGCTTCTGAAGGTTTACCACCACAATTTTTTTATTCTCTGCCATAACTATTTTACATTTAAAACTTCAAACAAAACACTAACATTCACATAATGACACTTTAAAGCAGTGTCCGCTTCCGTTCCTATATTATAGATAGAATAGCGATAAAAAGAACCATTATAGGAACCTGTACTCCTTAATATCTCCATAGCTTGTCTTTCAAGCTCATTCAGTCGGATAGAGTTGGTTTCATTCTCGCTCAAATCGGGCACACAAAGATTCACTTCTGCGAAAGACTTTTTCCAATAAGTCCCCGGCTGTTGCTTCTTCGTGTGGATGACAATCCTTTCGGACTTCAATTCGCCCATCAGAATTTCCCCGTCAGGTACGATTTTTATCCCGAAAGACTTGCAATCCCGGTAGAGAATGTTTCCTATGTCGGTAGTTACTATCATTCAAACCTATCTTTTAATCGTTTTTCTGTCCTCAATGCTGCACTTCCAGCTACCTCAAAGCCCTTGGATTCTACAAATGAAGCATATTCTGCTTCGTTTTTTAGAGTTAACCCACTTTTATCAACCTCGTAACCATTAGATGCTCTCAAATACCCTGTCCGGTCCGTATAACTTCCAGTAGCTTTTGCATCTTCTACGAAAGCTTTACCTTCTTCTTCCATACCGGCAAGAATTTCTGCTTCCCCTTCACCCAAAAAAGCATCGACATCGGAAAAATCGAAATCTATGTTCATTACAGTTTCGATCCATCAGCCGTTGGCTCGATTTTATCACCGCTTGAAGGGTCTTTGCTCGAAGGGTAAGGATTATCCTCGTTAAGACGTTTCAAATCCATTCCAAGCCACATTACACCCTCTTGCAATTTCGTAATAGCAAGGCTTCTTTCCCTGCTCGGAGGAAGATTCTTTATTTCCTGAATCTTCTCGTCAATATCCTTTCTCAGTTGCTTGTTTGCAACAACTTCTTCAGTTCTTGTCATATCCAAATTTCTGAATAATTAAAATAATTGGTTGTTTTTACTACATAAACCTCACCTTGACCTCTCACGTTATCTCCGTCCATGCAGCGGACTTCATCGCCAGCCTTAATAGTGATTCTTTTCTCGCACACCACATAATAGTTAGGACGATACACAGAGCCATTATCTGATGAAAACTCTTTGGTAGTGTTATCATCACAACGGCACTTACATACGTCCTGCCAGCTTTCACCGCCAGTTCCGGGAATGGGTCTGCCGAACTCATCCTTTTCCATCGGGGTGATTACCTTTACTTGTAATATGTGTGGAGCGAATATCATAAGAAGGTTACTTTGGGTTTGTTACTTAACTCGTCTTTCAATCCGTACTGCTTGCACAGCCATGAATAATAATCCTTGATACCTTGAATATTCCAAGACATCGAGAAACCACTTTCACTGATTGAAGTTGCACGAAGCAATAGAGAGGGGATGAACAACGCAATCGCCACGGAAACATGACCGTAGCAACCCTTGTTCATCTCATCCTCTCCGCTTATCTTCGCGTTCAGACACATATCCAAAAGGTCAGCCTCCGACAAGTTAATGCCGAAAGACTGAAACTTCTGTGATATGTATTCGTTTACCGTCATGTTAGCAGGGTGTAATCAGTTTATTATATACGGTATAGCTGTAATGGGTCAAATATTTCGACTTGAACACGTATCGGAACGGACATTTAGGGACTGAAATTTGTTTTCCTTGAATAGCCGTTTCCTCTTTCATCGAACACATCATAGCTGGATTATTTGCAACCAAGAACATAATCTGTGACATGGTCAGTACAACACAATCAGCTGAAGCTGTTTCCAAAGTGACAAACTGAATATCGGGTAAACCAACATCAACCGATGGATTCACGTATTCACACTTGGGAGATTCCACACTTGATGCCTGTACGCCCAACGAAACCAAAGACATTATCAAAAAGCCACACATGGCAAAAATAAAATTCTTCATTTCTTCACTGATTTAAAAATTATACAATGGAAGGGTAGCTCTTCCGTTTACTCAATTCCTAATGCTCCTTTTAGTTTGGAAGTCATTTCTTCGTCCAGTTCCGTAACTTTAGCCAAGAGGGTTTCCTCTTTCATATTGCCGGAAGCCTGTACGCCGATGGACTTCAAAGCTTCAACCAAAGTCTTTTTCTCGAACTCATTCTCAAAGAAGGAGATTTTCACCTCCTTCTTTTCTTCAGGAGCTTTCACTTCGGGAAGTTTTGCTTCAACCCGTTCGGCAAGCCTGCGGCTTTCCATATCCAGCACACGGGCTTCCTCGCCGATCTCAATCACTTCGCCGGGAGTGTAATACTTTCCGGTGAACTTGTCGCGGAAAACAGATATAACCTTTACTTTCATATCCTACCTCCTTATGCTGATTGGATGGATGCAATCTCGCTCAAATCGAAATTGGTAATCAAATCCGGGTTGCTAATCTGCGGAATCCACTCTGCCGTATATTCCATGTAGCGGCCGTTCTTATCGCGGTAGTTGGAGATAAGCATCTGCCCCTCTGACGGAACGTAAGTACGTCCCTGAACGGGGTCGGTCGCTTCATACGGGGTATGGTGGCGCATATAACCGATTTGGTCGGAAGGCAGCATCGTGATACGGTTGTCCGCGTAAATCTGCACATTCTTCCCGGTCTGGTCTTTCACGTAGTCCTCCTTGATTTCAATGCGCGGCAAACCGATGCCGGTGAACACTTCGGAAGCCAAAGAAGAGGAAACCAGTCCCGTACTCAACTTCATTTCGTTGCTGCCGAGAATCATTTTGTACTGCTCTCCAAATTCGGATGAACCGAGCACAAACTTGTTGAAAGTGGCACGCGTCATAACCATCTTGGCATAAACGCCATAGTCCGGTGCCAAAGAATTGAGTTTCTCTCTCAGGTAAGAGATGAGCATGTTCTTTCCACTCACAACCACATCCGTACTTTCCGGCTTGATGAAGTTGAACGGAAGGGTAATCTCCAGCAGCTTGTTATTCGTCTGACCGGAAGTGATTGCAGCGTCCTTGTTGTAAACAGTGGCTTCACCAAGCATCAACAATGCACCGACAACAATATCCATGCGTTTGTGGGCGGCAAGGGTAACCTGACGGTAGTCATCTGCCAAGAAGGTCACAATCTCTTCCAAAGCGGCGTTCTGGTCTGCAGTCTTAGCCTGATTGAACTTGTCAATCAAATCCTGCAACTCGGAAAGGCGGTCGATGGACATCTGATAAGCATCGCCCAAATAGGCAATCTCACCATAGCCCGAACCGATGTTCCTACGCTCACGGATGGGCTTTTCGCCAAAACGCGAATTGATGGAACCTGCCATTACTCCGGTTACAGAACCGATATAATCCTTGAACACACGAGTAGTTACTCTGCGGAAAGTAAGATACTGTTGCCAATAGATTGTATCTTTACGTGTCTGGTTCACACGTCTGATGATGGCGGAAACAATGTTCGCATCATCGAATAATGTCTGAATCGTTAAAAACATATCCTACCTCCTTACTCGTTAAATTCAAACCATCCCTTCATGTTGGCTTTATCGTTCTCGGAGAACGGCATAACCAGTTTTGAAGGCTCAATCTCTGCGGCTGTACGAAGCAATGAAACCAGCGTAATCCCGTCCTCAACCTTTGTACGGTTAAACAGAGCTGAATTTGCTACATGCTTCTGTTTCAAGCCGTCAACCGCAACCGCATTGAAAAGTACGGCATCTTTGGCGATATTCTCACCGAAAGCAGCTTTGATAGTCAAGACATCGTAATTGGCATTAGACTTGTCAATAGCCGCGACCTCAGCACCTTTAGTGCCACTTCCGACAAACATGCCCACGTATGCCAAAGAGTTCTTGGCTACCTTGATAGACAAAGCCTCCGCACCGGTGGTATAGGCTTCCACAACTCTCACGTTGATTACCGCATAAGCGAACTTGTTTTTCAAGTCCGCACAAATCGGCGTAAATACGGGAAGAAAACTTCCCACTACTAGGTTCTGCGTGTCGAGCTTGAACGGGCCACGTCTACGGATGCCTGTCTGGACATCGTAACGTTCCTCTTGCTCAACAGGCGGAACCAAGTCATACTTAAATCCTGCTGACATAATTAATTCTTGTTTTGTTCAACAATAGCATTCGTTCCCTCGTCAATCATCTTGGCGATAGATTCAGCTTCTTTCTCAATCTTCGTTTCTGCTGATTCGGGAGGGGTTACACCGCTAAAGCCAACATTGGCAAGTTCCTGCTTTGCGTCCTTGAAATAAGTATCTAAGTCCGCATCATCAGGAATTGCATAACGCTTTGCGAATGTTTCTGGAATACCATACTCCTTTGCCTTTGCCATAATCTGCTCCTGCCGGGTAGCTTGTAACTTCTCTGTCTCGAATTGAGCGAGCTTATCAGAAAGAGGTTTAACGGCTGCATTCACTGCGTTGGCAATAATAGTCGCCATATCGTCCGTCTTATCTTCCGGCTTCGGATTAGGGTTAGGATTGGGATTAGGGTTCTCAATTGACTTACCGTCTTTAAGGTTATACCTTTTCTCGTAGTTCAATACAGAAGTACGGGTAGCATCCCCGGCACGGAAATCGCCATAGGAATTTAACACGTCCGAAAAGCTGATACCCTCCACGATGGAGTTTACCTTTGTCTCGTCCGTTACACCCTCTGCCTTTTTAGTAGCGATTCGGGTTAAGATAGCAGTGTCCACCCCAGTGAATTTCTGTTGCAGTCCTGCCAAGATTTGTTCTAAGATTGTCATACCGTATGAATTAAAATTTGAGATTCAATTTGCGGAAGTAAAAATACTACCAATACAGATGATTGATAAATATTTAGGCTTCCCATTCACGACAATCAATCCATTGTCGTAAATACGGTATATAAAGTAGTCAGTAAGTGGATGAAAAGGGAATAATTGGAGTGGTAGAAAACCACAATCAGGTGATTGTGGGAAATGAGTATAAAAAAGGCGTGAAACTGAGTGAATCACGCCTTTTTTATGCTAGCAGTCTTTAAATCTTAGCCCAATTATCTCTATTCTCTATAAAATTAGAAAACCCTTTTTTATATGCAACAAAATTATTATTAATTGAGTTAAACCAACTTTCATCCTCGTTTTTTTTATACAATCTTCTTATGAAGTAATCTATTTTCGTATACTCTGAAGAACCTTCAAACCTTTCAACGAATCCTATATATGCAAGCCGAACTTTATTAAAGTCTACATTAGTTTGAATTATAGAATTAATATGTGGATCAGAAAACGAATACCCTATTGTTAGCAACTTATTGCAATCATTACAATCATTTGCAAAATTAGTAAATCCGATATTAAAAGGATTCATTAGACTTCTTTGAGTCTTAGTATACCCAACAATTATCGGGCTAAAAATTAAATTCTCACTCGGATTTCCGCCTTGAGCAGTTAAGGATTGCACCTCTCCAGTTATCGTAGATTTTACAACTCTATATTTATTCTCTACAAATTTAAAAGTCCAATAGATAGAGCCATGTAGGTAAAAGTAACTTAAATGAGAGTCTTTATTTCTTAAATAATTAGCTTTATAAACAATACTATAATCAGATAACAAATGTTCCCCCATATATATTTTACGCTTTGAAAGAATCTGAGGTATCATAGCGTCATAATTTGTGGTATATATTTTTACTGAATATTTCTTGTTCAATAAAGATTCAATAAATTCGTTCAATCTTTCATTTAGTAGTTTATACTCAGCAGCACAAGCTTTTTCATCATACCCCTTAATGAATTGAATAACAATATCCACAAAATGTTTGTATATAGAATAAAAATGCCTCCTTTTCTCTAATTCATCAGATATCTCATCTAGTTTTTGCTGGATGGAATCTATTAGTACATTAATAGCAGGAGTAAATGACGTATTATACGAATTCCTGTTTTCATTGGTTGACGCTATAACATAATTCATTATAGATTCCGATGCAGCAATCACTGTCTCGAAATTAACAGTGACTCCGTCCTCCTCTTCATAAAAAGATTTTAATGTATCAAATATAAATTTACCCCAAGTTGTATTACTATCATACATATATTCTTTATCTTCAATTATTCTATCAAGAATATCTTTGGAAAATGGAGCTCCCCATGCTACAGGAAAACCTGCACCTAGTAGTAATACTATTTTCTTTCTCTTTTTCATATTTGTATTTTGGATTAGAATCCCAACATCGCAGCCGGAGGAATATTCAGCACCCTACATAGCAACCTCGCAATTTTAAGGGTGGGCTCTGAACGTCCAGCGATATAATCATTCACCCGTGAAGGACTTATTCCAATCTCACCAGCAAGTTGCTTCTGACTCATTCCTTTTTCTTCAAGAGATAATTCTATCAATTCTGCAACAGTTGGTTTTTCTATTGGGAAGTGCTCCTTTTCGTAAGCTATCACAATGTCGGACATAACTGTAAGTTCCACCGCATTCTTATCGTTTGCAGGGGTATTATCATCAACCAATGGCAGAAGTTCCTCTACTCTTGCCAAAGCAAATTCATATTGTTCTTTACTAACTTTATTCATATCCTGTATCTTAAATGGTTGAACAATCTATTTTATCATATTCTTTATGGGTACCTACCCAACGGATAAATACATATCCTATCGTAAACTTAACAACTACAACCAAACGGTAATTATTACCCCTGATATTGAAAACGTAGTGTTGATTGCCTACATAATCAGCAGAAAGAAAATCCACTTTAATGTCTGATAAGTTTTTCCATTCAGCTTTTTCCGCTATGTCATACCAACGTTCTAAGGCTATACGTGAATCTTCATAACCTTTCGTTTCGTAGAACTCTTTCAATTTCTTATGTGATACAATTCTCATCTCTCTCTTGTTTGATACAAAAATACGAATCAATTTTGAATTACAAAACTTTTCCAGGGAATATATTTTATAAAATAGAATTTATCAGTAAAAAAAGCGAAACTAAATTAGCTCCGCTCAATGGTACGATAAAGACATGAAACAATAAATTACGCATTTACATTAGAAGAAACCGTATTGTTATTCTTGGCTTCCTGCTCTGCCTTGATTTCTGCAAGCTCTTCCTCTACTCTATCCGTGTTCCCTGCAAACATAATACCTTCACGCGTTGACCAGATACCACCACTAACAGCAGATACGGCAGTAGTAACCTTGTCGTTCAAATCATCGATCATATAGGGAACAAGGTTTGTTTCTATATCAATGGTCTGTGAAGCTTTACTAAACTCAGTTGGATTGATAGAGCCTAAAGCGGAAGTAAGGAAATTCACACGTCTTTGCAGAAACTCACCGATAGTTTCCCCGTGGTTCTCTACTGCCATGTGCGCACCCATGAACATGAAGCGGAAAGCTGTGCCAGATGCCTTACCTACCCCTTTTAAGGTTTCAAAAGAAATTCTCGGAGTGTTCGACATATCATAAGCCATATTGGTAAGCGTTTCAGCCTCGAACTTCACGGTATCTGGGACCTGGTTCCACGTCAGATATTGAGCATCTGCACCCTCTCCTGTAAGTTTGACCATTCTATCTTTTACCTTTCCCATAAAGCCTTCTACATCACCAATCAACTTCAACAAAGGGAAAAAATGGTAGTCGATGCAATCAGCATAATTAGAAAGAAGTTTCTCTAACCGGACACGGAAAGTCTTTATTTTCTCACAATACGCTTCAGAGCGGTAAGCATAGATAACAGGCAGCTTGGTAAACCCATGAACGAAAGATGGCCTTTCCTCCAGCTTGGATAAATCCCACTGATAAACCATTTGGTCTGTGATGGTCATAAAACAGGTGACTTCCGAATCATCCATGAGCCTCTTCTTGTACTCACGGGAAAATGCGACCAAATCTCCTTTGTCATTGAAGAAAGGATATAACGTATCACCTCGGAACGGTGACCATATAACGCTTTTCAATTTCTTGGTGGGCTTTACTTTACCGCCGAAGGAACTTTTTACCTTCTTCCAAAACTTTGCCCAAAACGAATCATCATCTGTAACATACCAATATTCCGCTACCTCCTGTTCGGAAAGCCATGAACGGACAATCTTTTTATTCTGATACTTGATTTTATTGGACTTGAATACAGCCTTAACAGCATCCAATAGTTTCTTTTCGTCATCATCAGTTGGAGTACAATCCATAGACGGCTCTGTACCAACCGTGAAAGCCGTCTGAATGTTCACGATGTCCTGTTCCAAAGGAATAGAGATACGGTTCACCGGCTCGGTCTTGTACTTCGCTTCGATTTCGTATGTCTTGCCAGTCTTTTCATCGTAGTGCTTTTCCGCTTCCTTTTCAAGCACCTTTCTGTCCGGGTACTTCTCTTTGTCGGCCATTATTTCATGGCGTTTGGGGTTCCAGTCGTCCCACAGCTTGCAACGGTTGGGAAGTTCGGTCTTTCTACCTTTCTTTAGGTAACTGATTTTCTGCCCGATGTCGGGGAGAGCTAATATTTCTTCGAGTGTTAATGGCATAATCTATAATTTTAGTGTGTGAATATTCCTGTTAAATCTTTTGGCTTCAAAATACGCCCAAGCATATGCCCCAAGATATAATACCTTATCGGGTCGATGCAGTGATTCCAAGCATCAACGGGAGAGTTGATATAATGCCCGTCCTTATCTTTATCCCAAACGTATTTACGAAGTTCTTCTATAATGTGATATGAGCGTTCTGTGACAAACAATTCCATTTCTTTTATCTTGTCAATGCCTGCATTAATAGAGCCGGGGAACTTATCTACCGGATAGATATTCACACCTCTGTTCTTGATTTCCTGTATCAAACGAGGGTCTGCGCTATCCCCGTAAACTTTCAATCCCCACGGCTTGAGTTTTTGCGCAATGGCATTTGTAAGCATCCCAGTTTCGTAGAATAACTCATCCACATAAAGCCTGTTATCGACAATTCCACAGCGAACGCCAGTTGACGGGTCATTTGTGTAACCCCAATCGGAAGCAAGAGCCACCTTCTTGGCGTAAGAAGGGAACTCTTTCACTATTCCCCATTTCTTGAACACCGCACCTTCCGCTACATCAGCCCAGCGACCGATAACCACATGGGCATACTTTTCAGGATTGTTCACTTTCATATCCTCCACCTCTTTCAGGAACTCCGGAGAAAGGTTCTCTATGTTATCAAAATAGGTAGTATGGATATGAAGTACGTTCGGATGCGTGGAGATTTGCACCTGCACACCGTCAATTTCCACCAGTTTGTGAGTGTTCTCGATAAACCGCTTATAAACCCAGTGATTGCTATCCGTGGGGTTCATCACTATAATGATACGGTTCTGTATTCCTAATTGACGGATTGAAAGCATGATTGTTTCAAACTCCTTTTCTGAGACCCATTCTTCGGCTTCATCAACTACGAATGTCGTAATACCGTGTATGGATTTCAGTTTGGCCGTCTGTATTCCCGAAGAAGTCTTGATTCCACGAAACATTACGCATCCACCACTTCGCAAATTCTTTACATCAGTCTTCGTACTCTTGAAAAACTTGGAATGCCCATCCAATTCCACCTTTTCCATAAATTCAGGGATAACGGAGATATGGGCGGAAACCATTGTATAGCGTGTATATAGGATTTGGTGTACAATCCTTTTCGCGGGTGAAGGATGCCGAACCTCGAAAAGCAGCCTTTCAATGAAAGTGGAAACGTTGAAACTCTTTCCGCTGCCACGTCCCCCGGTTACAAGGATGATAAATTTGTCCTTGTTGTGGTATAATGGAGCATATATTTTTTGCGGTTTAATCTTCACTTTCGTTTTCCTCCATCCATTTGTCTATGTCGATGCCATTTTCAGAATACAAGGTACTTTCCTCATCCTGCTTACGTTCAACTTTTCTCCAATCTTCATCGTAATGGTACAACCAGGTCATTTGAGCACTTAAATTGGGAGCCAATTCACCTTCAACAACTTGTACTTCTTCTTCACCTGTTAGATTTCCATCCTTATCTCGTATTTTCCGAACTGTAGTATTCTTCGTTTTTATGCCACCCAAAGCCATAGCAAGAAACTTAGCACGTACAAGAGAATTAATAGCGCAACGCGCACGCGAAAGGACATCACTTAATTCACTGTATCTACTTTTCTTCTCACTAAATTTTTGCGGTGACAATCCAATGGCATGAGCGATTTCCTTGTCTGTGAATCCCTTTTTGGCATACGATTCCACGAGAGAAAGAAAGTCCTCGCTTGTGTAGTCAAACTTGGGCTTTCTCCCTCCCTTACCTTTTCTATTTTGAGATTCACTATTGCTCATATCAATCTACCCGTTCCACTTGTTCATCGAACACTTCTCCTTTTATGAACTTCATGTCCGGCTCATAGCCGAAACGTTCACAGAAAGCTGCTTTTGCTTCATAGGTATCGAAGGAAAGCATTACATAAGCATCCATATTCTCGGCTTGCCTCTGTGCTTTCTCCTTAACCTGTTGCTTGACCTCTTTCATGTGGGCGACCTTTTCGGCACGTTCCAACTGTTTGGCGGCTTTATCAGCTTCTTTCTGTTCGTTTACTGGTGCCATCATATCAGACAAAGCATCCGCAATAGAGCTTTCTTCTTCGGTCTGCAAAAGATAGTCAACACCAATCATGTTCAGGTCGGCATCGGTCAAACCTGCGTCTTTCCAGTCAATATCGGGGAGGATACGGGCAAGGGCATCGAAATCCCACGTACCTTGTGCATTAGGGTTGTTCATCAAAATGTTCAACTCCTTTTCCAGCTTCTCATCAACATCAATGACATCGACACGAATACGATAGTCGTTATCAGGAAACTTCTGTAACTCGTCCATGACCGATAAACGCTGGTGTCCGCTAACTACGGTCAGTCCAGTACGCTTGTTCACGACAATTCCACCGACTAAACCGAATTTCTTAATACCGCGTTTTAAAGTTTTACGTGATTCATCTGATAGTTTTCTTGGGTTATAATCCGCAAAGTGAATGGCAGAACGACTTAGTTCTACTGATTCACTCTTTATGTACTTGCTTAATTCCATTGTCATATTCAAATAAAATTCTTTCACTCATAGGAAATGCTTTGATAATCTTCTTCAAATCCCCAGGGTAATTCTTTCGAAGCCACAAAAAGCAGTCTAGATTGAACCCGATACCGCCCGAAGCCTTACTTGAATACCGGATTGGTCGAGGAAGTCCTTTGTGCCTCATGTAGGTAAGAACCTCTTTCTGCGTCCAGTCAGCTAAAGGATAAACCTTACCTGCATTCTCATAATCTGGATAAGTATTCAGCATCAGCCTGCGGTTCATACTGTCAGCTTTCTTCATTCCATAGAAAACGAAGTTTATGCCAAACCTTAATCGCATGGCCTTTTCAACATCAGCCAGCTTCAATAACTTGATCTTGGGATTGGGGACACAGTACATGCCTGATCGAAGAATATAGGTCAAATTCCAGTGTGGTATCTGTACAAACTCAATTTTTGGATATTTGGCCTTAACCCAGTTCACCCAGCGTTCGATATGTTCTAATCCAGGTACAAAGTACATAAACACACAAACGATCCGATCAAACTTTGGATAAAGAAGATCCAGCAATACAAGGCTGTCCTTGCCTAGAGAACAAAAAAATGATAGCCTCATTAGATTTTACTCTAACGAGGTCTATCGTCCTATATGTTCTCTCAAGCAGGGTCATCCTGAACTCATGCCTAAACCGGCACGCACATTTCTGTACTGCTGGTTTCTTGTAATGAATCTACCACCCTGAGAAACTCGATTTGTTCCTGGTACCGTCAAACCTCTACGACCACCCCTATAATTAGAGGTCGCAAAACCTGTTCTGTTAGTTCTTCTACCGACTCAGCAAAAAAATATTATATGGTTAAACATTGGATTTTTCTATCACTTTACCCAGGTCATAAACGATCTGAGCCATCACGTATTCAACACCATCGACTTCATAAGGGATTTCATTACCATCTTCATCAGTCAGAATCTCAACATTTGCGCCTTTAACCTCTACAATAGCAAATGGGCGTGTACCTTTGTACTCACCGGTGAGAAACTTAATAGCATCGTATTCAACCGGTACCACTTCAGGTTCTTGATCTTCTAGCACTTCTTCAAAATGCTTGTATTCTTTATCACCGACTTTATATCGGACATATTTTTGAGAAGTATTAGGCCGGATCTCTCTGAACTCTTGTGTTTTCTTACCGGCTAAAATTTCATCAAAAAATTTCTGTTTAATCGAAAGCGTTAATACGTTCATAATCGTGTCATTTTCATTTTTAATAAATTAGTTGCGGGACAGGGATTCGAACCCCGGACCTTCGCCAAGTCAAAGCGACAAGCTAACCACTGCTCTACCCCGCGATAGCACCACTAAGGTACGACCATAACCAAAGATACATAAATATCTTCAACCGTTATTTATGACAATAGGCTTATTGTCGTAAACTAAGCCATTTATCCCGTTTTTCTCTACATACCTCTAAGGTAGGTGCACAACAAAAAACAGTTCACCGCTTTCAGTACGGTAGTCGTACTGATACATTCTCACTCTCTTACCTCTCAACCGGGTGTTGTAGGTAGTGTAATTCTCTTTACCGGGTTGACATACGCTGCAACCGTTTTTGTTTATTGAGTTCATAATCATTTATCAATACTTACTTAGTAATTTGCAAAACATTCGCCTTTTCTCTATGTATTTAAGACCATTTCGTCTAAGGCCTCGCTTTGATTTTGATACAGTCATTTGGCAACCTGCAACGCCAACGTAGATGCAATTTGAATGATGCCTTTTAGCTTCTTTGAAAGCCCACCAAATCGCTTCACGACAATATCTATAGCTATCATTTTGAACACCCTCGTATCCTCTACTCAAAATGAAGTGACCTATTTCATTTGCTTCTTCTTCTGAATAGCATATTGTGAATATATTATTCATCCTTTCTTTGCTTTACTTGTTCAACCAAAAACTTTTTAAAATCATTCTTGTACTGGCTGTGAATGATTTTATATTGGCGTGACAATTTAGGCAATTGCTCATATCCCTTGCTATGCAAGAATTTAGATACCAACTCAATCTTTTTGCGATTATCAAAACCTCTGTCCTTGCACATGTTAGTTATACAGACATTCGCCTTGCTTGATGGCTTCTTCACGACAGGTGGCGCATTACGCCTGCCATAAGAGCGTGTCCTTGGATAACCGACCGCTTCACCTAAATACTCACCTGTGATGCAATCAAATTCACCACTAATTAAACTATCTGCTATTTCACCCATAATAATCAATATTTAATGTTTCACATTCAACCGTTCTTCACTCGTATAAGCCACTACAAGCCCAGTTTCATCATGCTGTATGGTGATGTACTTTTCGCCTCTTTCTATGGTAGAAAAATCGCACATAGAACATAACTTACCTAATACTTTGCCCAGTTGCTTCATCAGTGGGGCTTCGGGGCTGATAACTAAAACTAAATCCGCTTTCATAATCGTGTGTATTGTGGTAGCCCGAAGGCTACCGAATTAAACTTAGAATTTCTCTATTTTGAGATTATCATTGATGATAAACTCACGTCCACACTCTAAAATCACACGGGTATTTGTAATTCTTTTTATCACTCTTACTACATCATCGTGCGATATGCGTGGCGTACCGTCTGCATGACAACCATTAGCCAAATCACCTGATACTCTATATCTCGAACCTACTGCAACTTCATTTGTATTCATAATCTTATATATTGTGCAGGGCTTTCGCCCTGCTGGTTGAACTTATAATATCGCAATTTCTTTATTGCCTATCTCTGTATCGACATTCAGTACCTCATACTTTTGAGCCTTGTAGTTGTAAACGACCTCACAAGTATTGAAACCTCTGCCATCTTCTCTTTGGTCATAAACAGTGTTTATGTGCTGGTACATCTTATTACCTAACATGAAGTTTATCTTACCTGTTGTACAGAAGTAGAATGCTACTGCGTACTTCAATGTTTTCTTCTCATCAATCTTCTTTGTTGCCATCATCGTATATTTTTTAATTGTTAGTAATCGTTCTTATGCTATGCACATCCAATAATCACGAATGTAGATTTCTGCCTCGTCTGCCGAATCCAGATTGTACTTTTCACAAATCTCTTCATCTGTCATTGTAGAAAGAGATGTTAGTTCTTCGTTCATGTAATCTTCGTTTGTCATAGCTGTAATGCTTTATTGATTGTTTGATGATGCAAAGGTATAGTATTTTCTATATCAAACAAACAAAAATAGATAGAATATACTATATTTTAATCTTATTTAAGACAGTAAATACTATACTTTTTATAATAGTAGGTACTTTTGTAACAAAAACATACAGATTATGAGAATAAAGGAAGTTCTAAAAGAGAATGGTTACACGCAACAAATGTTAGCCGATAAAATGAATGTTAGCTTATCTGCTGTTAAACAGATGGTTTCTGCTGAATCACTGACAACATCTACTCTCGAAAAGATAGCAACCGCCCTGAATGTTCCCATGTGGCAGTTATTCGCATCAAAAGAAGAAGTACAAGGAGAGCCGGCCGACCCCAACACGATCACTTGCCCGAAGTGTGGGACTAAGTTTAAAATGGAGGAGTAAGGTATGGTATTATTTTCAGAAAGATATGGTTACACAAAACCATCTGATGTAATTATCAGGGAACGTATTACACCTGAGATACAAAATGCAATATGCAATTGTTATGATGATTTAAAAAAAACAATTTCCAGGCAAGAAGAAAATATATATGGATACCAGCTACGGAGTTTATATCCAGAAATTGAAAAAGAAATATGGGTACATTTCCTTAACAAAAGAAAAATAGAATATAGTGAAAACAAAAACATCATAATAAATCACATCAAAAACGACTCGTATGAATGGTATAACAAATTAAATTTGATAGAATATTCTATTAAGACTTTATATTATTTACTCATATCAAAAAATATATCGATAAGGACATTTGAGAACTTTATCGATAGTTTAAATTATGAATTTAAAAGACTAAATTTTTCATACAGAATAATAAATGGATTAATAATAGAAATAACATCTGAATTTGAAATATCTACAATAGAGGAAGCTTTATATAAAAATTCCGATAATATTAGGATTCATCTTAATAAAGCATTGGAATTATATGCGCAAAAACCTATTGGTGATTATCGTAATTCTATCAAAGAATCAATCTCCGCGGTAGAAGCTGCATCTCGAAATATTACAGGAGAGAATGTACTAAATTTTAAAAAGATGGAAGAAAAAGGTATTCTTATCTCTTCTGTCTTAAGACAAGCTTTTGAGAAACTTTATGGATACACAAATGATAAATCAACAGGCATCCGGCACGCATTAATGGACGACACTAATGCTCCTGAAGCCGAAGAAGCTTTATTTATGCTTGTGTCATGCAGTGCATTCATAAATTACTTGAATAAAAAAATTGAGGAGAATAAGCCGGCCTAATCCTCCGGCTTTACCCTTTTCATCATCTCAGTAAATACCCAATCCACATCTTGCCGGAAATACTTATACAACTGATAAGAGAAAACCAGGCTATTCCGGTTATCGGATATGGCTGTCTGGGCGTTTATCCCCAAAACCTCCGCCAATTTACTCCTAAGACCGTTCTTCATCTTTCCTCCGGCAAGAGTACTCGGAGAATACAAAAACAAGATGATAAAAATGAATTTCTTTCGTTGGGTAACATTCCCTGACCTAAATATCTCCTTTTGAGAAATAATCTCTTGGAACCACCGATATAACATTCCTATCATATCAAGATCCGTCAATATAGGTTCTGTCAGCTCTTTTTCCCTTTCCGATAACTTTGATTTCTGCTCTCTAATTGATTTTATTTCCGCAATTTCTGAAAACATGGCACAATTATTTAGAAGTAAATAGTATATTTGTACTAAATAATCGTGTGGGGAGGTAGCGTTACTGGTGGTTCGGGGCGTTGCCTCTTGTATTTTTTAGAATGGAAGATCTTCTTTTGATTGTTCAGGTTGATAGAGTTCCGATTGTGAACTGGCTTCTTGCTGGGCAGGTCTACTACCCAATAACTCCAGCTTATCAACAAATATTTCTGTCACATACCGCTTTGATCCCGTTCTGTCCTCATACTGCCGGGTCCTGATCTTGCCCTCGATATAGATTTGAGAACCCTTCTTAACATACTTTTCTACGACCTCGGCCAGACCTTTCCAAAAGATAAGACTATGCCATTCCGTGCGATCTGGAACTTGGGTCCCGTTTTGAAGGGTATAGCCTTTCTCCGTTGTAGCAAGCGATAGATTGGCGACCTTTGTCCCGGCAACATCTTTCACTTCAGGGTCCTTGCCGGTATGACCGAGAAGGATTACTTTATTTACGCTCATGATTATGCTATTTGATTATATTTTTCTGCTATTTTCCCGAATCTTTCCGGATCAATCAACTTTGTAACGAATACATTGAAAGCTTCTGTTGCTCTTTGGGAGTTATCTGAAATATTACTGTTACCTGATATGGAAGCTGCCAGTTCTGCAGTGTATCTTTCTGTTACAGGCAGTAGAAGATAATCCATTTTATTCGAGTGTATTCCAAATATCTCATAGGCATCTTCCCTGTAAAACTTAACTAATATTCTACTGCTCTGACAAAAAATATTGATTAAGATCGCGAGGCTTGCTATCCGATTATCTACTCCACCTATATCATGATCAAGCATGATCTGGCTAATAGAGTATTTTAGAATGTCAATATCTTGCATAAAGCAGTCTTCCATATCCTGAAGCACTGAAGCGAATATGTCGGGAGAGACATTAATAATATCTATGACCGTCATATTATATTTAGCTACTTCATGCTCTGCTTTTTGAAATTCCCGTTTAACGGAGAACCTGAATAATCCAGCGGCTTTCAGTTCTTCTTTTAATACTAGAAGATGATTATAAATTTGATCATTGATAAATAGACCGGAGTAAAGTAAAGCGTGCTCTTTTGTTATACCAGGCAGCGGGTTGATATGTTCTTTCTTGTAGTCGGCCATTACTTGAATGTAGCCGCAGTAATTAATGTTCATGATGATTTATTTAGTTTTATGTTTTTATAGCCTAAAAACTAAAAGAACTTACAAAAACCGGAAGTTGTAGCAGCCCAAATTAATACTGTATTCAGGTATCATTTTTGTGGTTTGAGCTATTTCGACTCAGTTCTTTTTAATTTTTATCTTCTTTCTTGATCTTAATCTTATCAATCATCCTTTGATACTTAGCAGCCACATAGTTGCAGTGTATTGCTAAGTTCCGGTCTCGTTCTTTTTCGAGGCGCTTTATTTCTTCTATTTCCCAATTTTTCATATCACATAGCTATTAAATCAAACAAGGTAGGTGCACTAACTTCCATTTCAATCTCACGTAGATAAGAAAGCCCATCCTTCCAATAATCATAATTGAGTTCTGTTGAAAGTCCCCTACGACCTAACTTGATAGCACAATAAGGGACGGTCCCGATACCTCCGAACGGGTCAAACACCAATTCTCCTTTGTTCGAATACCGTTCAATCAGCCTTTCAACGATATCTAACTGAAGAGGGCAAATATGATTTTGTCGTTTCTTTTGCGATTGCTTGGTGTTAAGCGTTCGCATACGGACCACATCATCCCATATCCAATCCTTTTTGCTTACCGGATCAACGGCCATAAATGTTCTTGGGAGTTTCCCGTATGCTTCTAACTCTTCCGCAAAAGACACATGTTCCTCATAGTTATAGATATGTTCACGTTCGTAGTTACGGAACAAATGCCGAATCTTATCTATTCCAGCACCTTTCATATCTTCGTATGACAACAATGAATTGCCGGAAGATTTCCAACTTGCATGGGCATCGATCTGCCAGCGTGCAAGTGAGTATTCGCTCTTGTCCTTCTTGACAGGCTGGTCGGCATAAGCACGTGAGGTATCGGTAGGCAACTTGCGAAATAGCAATACATATTCAGGGCATCCGACTCCCATCTTGGAACCATCCTTACACATCTCGGTATAGCCCAAACAGTAGGTCTGATTGTTTTCCCTCACCACGTCAGTATCGACCGTAATGCGCCCCATATATCGGAAGCCATGCTTCATGTAATGAAATACAGTCATTTCGCTGAACGGGTCAATAGTTGGCATACCGTCCCCCGTTGCGTTGCCGAACAAAACACGATCTTTCACATGGATACAGGCCAACCGACCCGGTTTCAAAATGCGCATTAACTCTGGTGTAAGATAATCCATCTGTTCAAAGAACTTATCGTTATCTTCGTTGTGCCCAAAGTCATTATATGTAGGCGTGTATTCGTAATGATTTGAGAACGGGATACTGGTTACGATCAGATCTACAGAGTTACTTTCCATCTTCTGACATTCCAATACATTATCGTTGTTGATGGACCGCCACAACTTTCCGGATTTCTCTTCCCGGCTGGCGAACATCCAACGCATCATCTTTTCCTCGGCCTGCAAACCGAACAAACCGTTTTGCCGGACAATATCAGTCATATTTGCGACCATTTCCCGGTGTTGCGCCCATTTCTGCATGAAGCTCTTAAATATTTCACCCTCGCTTTCGGCATAAACCAGATAGAGATCAACGGGATGCTGCTGCATAAAGCGGTATATACGAGCTATCGCTTGGAACTTGTCATTGAAACGATAGTCTATAAACATGATCGCTTTGTGACAGTGGTACTGAAAGTTTAGACCTTCACCAAGCATTTCTGGTTTGGCTGCCAAATATTTCAACCGGCCATCTTTGAAGTCGGATATCACTTTGTCGGCTTCTTCATCGTCTTGCGAACCATAGACAGCCTTACAACCTGGAATTGCTTTGCATAGTTCCAGCCGTTCAGCTTCCAAGTCATGCCATAAAAGGAAATGGTCGTCCTTGTTTCCCGGGCGATTGATTATCTCTACCACACGGGCAATCTTTTCCTGCATGTTATCTCGGCGTTCTTTTGCCGCGTCAGCAAGTCCGAGAGCAGCCTCACGAAACATTTTCACCTGTCCGTCACGATCAGCTCCAGCCGTAGAATTGTCAACATTCACGATCTCTTCATGTACACGGAGTTCAGGCAACTCATAGCCAGTATCCGGATAACCGAGGTCAGAAGGCTTGGTTAGGAACAACGCCCATGTAGATACCCACAACCAAAACTCTTTTTCCTTATGCGGATAAAGTGTCAAGTTATTCGCCTTCGTGCTGTCTCGCTGAAAGAATCGAGTAAGAGCCTGCCCGGTATCCATCACACCAAGATAACCAGCATAATGTATAAGTTCCTTATATCTGTTTGGTGAAGGTGTAGCGGTGGCGACAAACCTGTAAGGCACATCCGAGAACAAGGGAAGGAACTCTTGATAGGTCTTGGTTCCGAATCCGCGAAGTACACTTGCCTCATCCAGTGAAGTGACAGTAAAATACACCGGATCTATCTTAACCCCTTCTTCACCGTCGCGAACACGTTCGTAGTTAGTCACCATGATATTGGTCGGACATATCATCACATCGGCCATTGTTCGGACATAAGTAACTTTCATGTGCAAGTGCTGTTCCGCTTGTGTCAGGAACTCCACCACCACACGCTTTGGGCAAACGATCAATCCCTTACCACCTTTATGTCGCAATATCACCCGTAGTATTTCCAGTTGGGTGACTGTCTTTTGCATACCGAAGCTGGAGAATATAGCACGACATCCACCGGCAACCGCCCAACGAACGGTATCTTTTACATGAGGGTATAATGTCGGGGTAATCTCTTCCGGATTAATATCAAACCCCGTTTGATGACTGATAGCCATCTTGTTTCTTAGAAATTCTATATATTCCATGATAATTTTAATTATTTCAATTTTGTATCCACCTCCTCAAACACCACACTCTCACTATCCGGTCTATATTTGGAAAAACAAGCCGTCATATACTTGCAACTATTCGCACCACCCTTGCTCTACGGAAAACGCATCCGCGACAAATTACCATTTTATCCTTTACGGTAGCTCGGAAACGCTTTATTATCAGTGTCCGATCTGCGAAGTTTACAATGGTGCCAATAGGTGCTATTCTTAACTTTTCTACTGTTTTCATTTTTTTAGCTTGATTATTCTGATTCCATAATCTTTTTCAGAAACTCCAAATGATCCGGAAATGGTACGGAGTTCTTGTCTTGCTTCTCGTATCTTTTTTCTCGTTGTCTTTCCTGTTCTTCCCGGTCGTATTTCTCCAGTTGCCTTTTTCTGTATGCTTTGAACTCAATTAGAGCAGACATGATCACCATAGGATCCACAACACCGTAAAAGGTGCCATATTCGCCAGCTTTCAACTTGAAGAAAAAAAGTAACAATTCGGAAGCTTTCAGGTAATAGTATTCCACACGTATCATCACGGAAAGCTCCAAAACCTGTTGGAATGTAGGCTTCTCTTTTACACCGGCAAACTTGTACAAGTCCATCAGTTGAGCAATTATCCAAGTATTCACCTGTTCATCTGGATAGGTTTCTCCGAGCAAAGCCAATGAAGGCGCATTCCCCTTGAACGAACGTTCCACATTTTGAGCACATACAACCTGTAATGAAGGATTGAACTTTTTAGCGAAACTTTCACCGTCCCCGTATCTATTTACTACTAACCGTGTCTTTTCCGAAAGCTTTTGCGGCATATTCGAGGATTTCACGGTCTGTTTGTTCCTCTCGTGATTTTGCCCCGTTTGGAATTGCCGGATAGTTTCTGCTATTCTTGTTGTCATAATTACCTGATATTACTTTCTCAAAATTCGTTGGTTTGATAAGCCAATCGAAAGATGCTGTCCAGCCTTTTTTGTTCTGCCCTTTCAAGAAATCGCTTTGGTATGCCCTATGAATCATGTCGGCAAACGTCTTTTTGCCATATGATTTTATACGTGCGTTAATCATCCCTTTACGGCTATCAGAAAGCGGAGTCCTGACCGTACCAAATACACCTTTTGTTTCTTCATTGAAGAATTTGACAAGTTCGGAGTAATCGATGTGTTCGGCGTGGGGCTGCGAAGTCCCACATACAAGAGATTCGTCAGAATCTCCTATATTATTTTCTTTCTTATCTTTATTAACTTTGTTTCCTTGCTGTTTCCAAGGTGTTTCCTTAGTGTTTCCTTGCTGTTTCTTTTCCGTTTCCTCTTGTATTATTTGCGAATTGTATTTATCGTAATTACAGATAGTTATAACGGTTTGTCCTGTTTCCTTTGGTGTTTCCTTTATTATCATTTTGTCCTGTATCAGTAGATCCAAGAATGAATTTACCTTCTTTGTAGACCACTGCCAACGACCAGCTAAAAACCGCAATGAAGCAAGAATCTGGCCCCTCTTAACCTCTATAAACCTATTACCGATAAGCTGCTTCGTGTCTTCAAATCGTGCGCTCTGAATCAAATCGAGCCATGCTTCAAACCTCGAATATATACGCTCTTCGCACCACAATTGGTGCTCAAATAGTCGCCTGCTAATAGGTATGTAATATTCCATAATCAAATCGCATAATCACAATTTCGTTTGCTATCCGCAACGAAACGTCTGTTGAAAAAATTGCAATAAACCACTTTGGGATTGCCTTTCATTACCGGAACCAGTGTCCCGTGACGACATTTCGCACAGGTGTCTGGTCTGATAACCGGACGGTCACTTTTCTTTGCCATATCCTAAAATCTTACATTTGTCAATTGTCGCCCTTTCGAGAATACCGCCCACTTACCATTTCCAGTATCTTTCAAATGCAAATCGGAAACTTCACCGAAACGGTTGATGTTACCGCATAAATCCACAAACCATGCGGCTTCCTTATCTTTATGAGGACGGATGCAACGACCTACAATCTGGTAATACATCGCAAGTGACATGGTAGGTCTGGCCATAACAACTGTGTCAAGTTCTGGGTAATCAAAGCCGGTAGTAAGTACACCAACATTGGCTACTACAGGTATTTCCCCAACCTTGAACATTTCGAGTATTCTTTCACGTTCCTTCTTTGGAGTATCACCGGAAACAATGACACATCCGGGTATGGACATCGTCAATCGTTCCGCTTCTTTCAAAAACCGGGTAAATACCAAAATACCCTTCCTCTTGCCTCCTGCTTTCGGATTCATCAGCCTTTGGACGATATGAACGATGTAACTATAAAAGTCTATCCGTTCATATTCCTTTTGAACTGACTTATCGGTATAGTCGGCTCCGGTAGTGTTTATCTTCAAATTGAGTTCGTTCCATCCGGTAGGATTCATCGGATAGTAGTTCACCTTTGAGAGATAGCCCATATCAAGCAAGGTCGATACCTGTACATGATAAATGACCTCTGAAAACACATGGGGCTTTGTCCGGGTTATGAATTTTAGCATAGAGCCGAAGTCACGGCTGGAACTCAAACGATATGGCGTTGCCGTTAATCCAAGAACCTTGCACTTCACAGCATCGAAGAAATCCTTGTACATTCCCTCTATCGGATTCACAAGGTGACACTCGTCCACGATGATATTCTTGAAGTGGGCAAAAAGTTCCGGATGGCTTTTCACGCTACCGATGGTTGCGAATGTTATCCGGCTTATCTCTTTTGAATTGAAGGAGGCGGAATAGATGGAGCAGTCAAGAATGCCGTATGAGCACAGCTTCTTGAAGTTTTGCTCCAAAATTTCCTTGCTTGGCTGAAACACTAAGGTGTGTCCGTCAAGTCTTGCAGCTATATCGGCTATGATAAGGCTCTTTCCGCTACCGGTGGGTAACACCATGATGGCGTTTGTTTTCTTCGTCTTGTTGTTGAAGAAGGTGACGGCTGAATCAGAGGCTTGTTGTTGATAATCACGCAAAATATAACTCATACACCTTTCTCCTTTCGTAACTTCTTGTTCAGTGTTTTGTAATACTTGATTAATTGTTCGTACTCAAAATCAGTCATTTTAGTAGTACCAACAGCTTTCACTTTTAGTAAAGCGAATTTCTGTTGTCCGATTTTATCAATCAGATTCACCCGATACCCTTCCAAATGGTCGGCTTTGAATCTATTGCAGTGTCGGCATTCGGCATGACAATTGTTTTCATCAAAACGGGTCGCCAAATGTGTACGACTGAAATAGTGGCCACAATCAGCTTGTTCAAAGGGCTTTACTTGCCCGCAACTGATACATCGAAAAAAACCATTAGGCATACAATCACGAAGCCGGATGAAAAGGGAAAACTCTTTATCAAGTTTTGCCTTCAAATCCGGCTTCTTCTTTATTGTTATACCAGCTTTGTCAAACAGTGGCAAAGGCTTGTCTTTCTTCTTTGCCTTTTTTCTTTTTATGTAGTACGGCATATTTAGAATAATTTATTTGTTGCAGCGACCGGACTCAAACCGGCATCTAAAGTGCAACCCTTACGGGTGTGGCTGCCATTTCCACATTATGCAACACACCGCCATGTAAGCAAGCCATATCTTCACAGACCGAGCTTGCCGAATTAAATGAATCTATTGAATCAAATTTATTATCACTCTGTCTCAACGATGATAGATAACTGGCCACAAGCGGCCCCGTTTTCAATTTCTGACTTTGTTGCGATTGCTACTGCGTAATCGTAACCCATTTGTTCAAGTTGTTCTTTAATCTTTTCCATAACTCTGAAAATTAAAATGTTTATACTAAATTCACTCCCTCGATAATTCCGTTACCGAGATTGTTTTTCTCCGATATGTTGTTTGGATTTATTGGGGATAGCTTAACAAAGAAGTGCTCTTTATCAAAATATTTCTCCAGTTTTTCCGTATCAAAATCTGATTCATTCACCAACGTAAGATTGATAGTAGCTTTCAGGTTACTTCCGGTTCGAATCCGGCCAAGTTCCTCAATGCTCATCTTCTTTGGGTAAGGAATAAGCCAGTTTCGTTTCTCTTCATCAAAGCTATGTAAACTGATCTGAAGCGTCACATTGCCTTTAACGAAAGAAAAATCGCTACCCTTGACTCCAATCGTTGAAACATAATGGTGAGTGTTCGGATATATTTCAGAAATACGCCCGATAGCTTCCTTTACGGCTTCAATGTTCAAGAATGGTTCTCCCATACGGGTGTAGTTTATCTTGAACTCATTGGCATCGCAAGGGTCGAATCCAGCCTGCTCAATGGCAAATTCCACCTGACCGACAATCTCATCAGCCGTAAGGTTGCGATAGCGTTTCATATTACCTGTAGCGCAAAACTTGCATCTTACAGGACATCCGCTCATTGTCGAAACGCCAATCATCCAGCGTTCGGAACGACTTCCCAAGTTATCATTGTCAAGGAAGTTTTGTTTTCTTCCTATCGCATCTTTCGTGTAGTACGGAAGAAACGTATCAGTCGTCTCTACAAGCATACCGTCTTCAAGACGTAAACAATAGACGGTACCATTCTTAAAACTTTTACTCTTTACTATATTCATAATCAATCAAAGTTATAGTTGTCAAAATCATCACTATCTACAAGTATATCATTACCAAAATCCATTGAGTGATACCAGTATTCCATATAATCCATGCTATCCATAATGTTTTAATTTTTATTATTTGTTGATTTGGTGGGAAGCCGGGGAATCGAACCCCAGAAAAACATATACATATCATGGCTACTTACCTTTCTTCCCATTTGCCCCGACATATCCTCACGGACGGAACAGGGCTGTTTCTACTCTAAAACTAATACCATGAAAAAACAATATGCTATTATTCTATATAGGCTATTGAAAATTCTTTCGGGATGAATCGTCCTACCGGAATAGGTTTTGCCGATTCTATAGCTGTATGGATTTCCCTCTTTCTAAACTCATGTCCATTTTCTTTGGCTTGTTTCTCACACTCATCCTCTTTGTTTTTAAGGTAATGGGTAATAAGCATCATCGCCCTATCAACGTTAAAAGTGTTCACGACAAAAGTTTGAACTCTTTCATCTTCATTTTCTCCATTCATGAAGGTAATTTTCGTCTCAATTTGGTAAAACTTCCTTTCATCAGGCTTGGATTCTTCATCTTCCTGATTCTCTTCATCCATCTTATCAAGATATTCTTCTGTAGTAATCTCTTCTTTGAGGTAGGCTATCGAAGCGTCGTCCACCTTGCGTTCTTTCAAAGTATCGGTGAGAATTACACAGGAATCGAACTCTTTTACCATAGTCAGAGTGAATCCGAACAAATAGTTTAGTTCGATATAGTCTTTCAAGATAAGGCAAGCATTCTCCAACCCTGTTGCGTAAAGCAGGAACTTGCTTTTCTTACCTCCTATTTCCGCTTGGGCAATATGCGGATATAACACATTATTTTCATTCTCGAACGCCAAACGGTTCTGATTGCTGACTTCCACTTCCCTGATACCGTCAGCTTCCATGCTGAAACGAATTTTCGCCAAAATGTCTTGGTCTATCAGCGTACCACGGTCGAAAAGAATTTCATTCCGTTCAATGGTTACTGTTTCACCGGTATCTTCATCAATGAAAGATTCCTCCCATGTTTTGAGGACACGTTTTGCAAGGTACATGTTGAGCATCTTCTTTGGGTCAGATGTCATATACCGGATTTCTGTTTTTCTTGTTTCTATCATAACTAAATAAATTTTTGATTTCTTTGTATTTCCTGCTGGGCGTATATCAGCATTTGATGTTCATTTGCAGCCGGCAGATAGATACCTGCCACTGATGCGCTCCAGTTGCGGAAGCGGTCGATGCTGAGGGTCATTTCGCCTGTTGTCAGTTCGGCAGAACTGCGCAAATAGGTTACTTCTTTGCCCTTCTTGTTTACCGTCTTACGTTCAAACAAATCACGGTTGCAAGTCCTCTTATAGAAGTCAATTTTTGCTTTGTCGAGGCTGCAACCGTATTCACTACCGAAATACCCTAAAAGAAGATGTAAATAGCTGTTTTGAGCAAGCGTACGGTTAGGAAGTTTCTTTTTTACTTCCACAACGGCCCGCTCCTTGAACAGTTTGTTTACATACTCCTTAAACTTGGGTATTTGGTATTCATTTTTCAAGTCGTATATCATCCATTTCCAAAGATTTTAGTATCAGTTATAAGTGCTCTGTTTTCTTCCAAGAACCGGATAAACTCCTCACAATGATTAGTAAGAATAGGAATATCACGTTCAGGGTTGAAAACGTACGTCTCAGTATAGGTATCTACCACATAGCCGCCTTTGTTGAACTCTACAATGTTATACTCAAATGTCCGTACATCAGAACCGTTCTTCATTAAAGCGTATGGATATACTAAATGCTGGTGGTGATCTTTGAACTTTCCCACGGTATAACTACCGGTTGTTTTGATGTCGTGAACACTGGTAGGCATCAGTTCATCAATCAGACCGTAAACCAATACATTGCCGTATGCAGTCGGAAGGATTGCCTCTACACGTTGCTGCGTCAACGCCCCTTTGTAGTAATTTGCGAACTCACGACAAAGGGATATAGGAAAGACAAATGAACGATTGTTATAAACGGCTTTCAAGGCTATAACCTTTTGCTCGCCATTCCCTATATCAGAATATATCTTTTCTACCTGCACCGTTTCAGATTTCCGGTTCTCAATCATACAGTCAATGACCTCATTAAAAGCCGTACCCTTGTCGGCAGCTTCGCTGTCAAACGGTTTACGGTTAATACGGTCTATCAGTTCTTGGAACTGCTTCTGCTGAAACTCTTCTTCTGTACAAGGCGGATTCTCACTCCAGCCCCAATAACGCTCATATATGACATCGCTATTAAGGTAATTGAAGTAAGAATCCAATAATGTAGCATATATCTTATACTTAGGCTGCATCTGAATAAGTTTTAGTCTCTTTGTTAAAAATCAGTCCTAATTCTTTCGCCTTAGCTGCCAACATCATTGAGGCTTTCATCCTTGAACTTCCCACATGGTTGAAATCATCAATATGGGCGATAAAGTCATTCGCTGAAGCTGCGTCGGCAACTAATTCTAAACAACCTGTTATATCAGATAGCACTTTGTTATACGCTTCTTGTTCAGCCTTTTTTGATTGCAACATAGTAAGATATGGAGCAATAATCCGAGTAGAGATAAAATCATTCTTGGTCGTCGGATTGCCGTTTTTGTCAAGGATGGTAGGTACTTCCATCACTGAAGGCAAGTTACAAGTATTCTTTCCGTCATTCCTTGATGTCGGATCGAAAGTAATAGTACGTCTCTGCACTCCTCTCTCACTCTTCATTTCCAAGTAACCTAACAAATCAAGTTCGGTGACGATGGAGTTGTAGGACTTCTCACGTAAGGCAGGAATAAACACCGTATCATCACCCTCTTTTCTTGTGTCACGATGGGCAACAAAAATGATATGTTTCTTCAGACTTGATAGCGTTCTTGTCATCCAAGAAAATTCAGCATTGATACCGCCCCAATCTCGAATAGATGGCTGCCTGGTTCCACATTTATAAGTGATGATAAAATCCATCATCTTACCAATGGTATCAACCACAATAGTCTGATAAACAGACAAATCTTCTTGCAAAACCAGCTGAACATCATTCCAAGAAGTGACCTGTACAGTGTCAATATTCTCCAAATGAGCCATATTCATACGCTTAACACCGTTGTCAAAATCCAACAACAGAGGCTTTGGTGCACTCAAAGCTACTGTGCTCTTACCCATACCTGCTTGACCGTAAATCATCATCTTTACGTTTGTTGGAATATTCAATTCCGTTGATTTTCTGATTAAACTCATGATTGTTATATTTTTAGTTAGTAATTATATTAGAGACTTCAATAAAGGATCTATACCATCCTTCAATTCTTTAAGTTTCTTCAGCGAATAAACTTTAGGACTATTCCTATGTACACCAGCTCTTTTCCAAGTCAATGCTCCCGTAGCGCACTGATGAGCCAACCACCTTCTACCAAATCCAAGTCGTATAGCTTGCGTTTCCGTAATCTCATCAATGACCGGATCCTTGGAGATCGCATATTCGCTGACAGCTTCTTTTGCGGCCGCTTTTATTATTTTCTGTAATTGCCAAACGTCAAGTTCCATATAATAAAGGCATATTACGCCCTCTAACTCTTACACGAACACGGGCGATAAGTTCTACATTGGCATTAGAACGGGTTCGGATTTGTTGCCGTTTCATGTCTAAATGACTATCAACACAAAGAATAATCAAAAGTACACAAGCAACAAATGATCTCATGGCCGGCGAAAAGTCCAGCGTCAACCGGATACCTGATATCCTCTCGGCTAACTTTAATGCCAACTCCCTCCCATTCCGAACACCCAAAATTAAAAATGCTGTCTGAAGCTGGTTATTTATCGTGCTTACTGCACGATGCTTCAATACGGCAATCTCCTTTTTTTCATACCCGGCTGCGTACATTTGTGCTGTAATGTCACATTCGGGCGTTAACTCGGTGAATACTTTCATAATCGTGTGTATTTAAAGTTTGAATCAGGAATCTCTAAATACTGTAACTATCCCTTTCGGAACATTAGTTTCCGATCTCCACTTATGTCCATTTTTGTACCCTTGTGCATTAAGCAATGAAACATTGTTGCGCACTGTGCAGACTTTATCGATAGGAAATTCTACTTTCTTCCCTTTCTTTAAGTCTCTCATACGAGGCATAATTTCTACTTTTTTCTCCATAAACTGATTATATTTAATTGAATGTGGACGGAACCGGTAACGATCCGGCATACACACTTCCGGCTGTGTGCAGAGCATTCCATACGCCCGTTTGCCGGGGTTTTCACCCGGCTGCTTTTGCTAACCTAAACACAAAACGAATTAAACAACTTCAAGAAAAGCCTTAATAGCCAACATTTTCTTTTCAGCTAACACTTTGGCTGCTTCTTCTCGATTTTTCCAACCTTTATAAAGTTCGAGGTCCTTTTTTGTACTTTCGAGGTCTTTATTAAGAGACGACACCAATTCAATCAGTTCCTCTCTTGTCATTTCTTCAATACCTTTTGTTTCCATATACATTATTATTAATAGTTACCAACTTTTTTCTTTATAAATGGCAATCGTTAGAATAACCGACATCACGAATGTTAATACGTGAAACGGATTAAAGAACATGCCAACAAAACAGGTAGCCGACATCAGTACTGCGCAGATGAATAAAATTAGCTGCACTCTTGAATAAAAAATTACTCTTTTCATAAGCGTTAGAATTAAATTGTACCCGGCAACCGATTCGATCGGCAGCATCACACATTATGCCGGGCTATATATTAAAGCGACATTCGATAGACCGTTTAACACCGATCCGGGACAAGTCAACCGGACTTCACGGACACGACATAATATCCAATATCGCCAACCTTATTACCTTCATTAATAAGTTAGTTTATAATCCTTTCGTTTCAACCCCATTTCTGCGGGTACTAAGGTGTAAGTAAGAGAAAGAACCATCAGAAGTGACCGGGTGAGATATGCCCTACGCCCACCCGACCGGGCTTTAGTAAGCCGTTATGAAGTTTTCTACTTTGAAGCTTCTGAATCCATTCGCATCTACATCGAAGTAGCGGACAGTTTTGTAGTTTTCTGATCCAGTTCCTTTTATTAGGCTCTGAACATCTTTGAGAGTACCCTTAGCACGGCGAAGCGATCCATCTGCCTTTTCATAAGCGAACGTTACAATACCTCTGTGCATTTGCTTTGTCAACCGGTATAAAGCCCATGCGCGAGAAAGACATACGGCGAATGCTTTACCGGTTGTTCTCATTAGCTCATAAGCCATACAGAATACTTTGTGTCTAAAATTTGAAGTTTTCATAATCGTGTGTATATTAAAGTAGTCCAAAGACTACCGGTTAAAACTTGATACAATGTGGTGAAACTTTGCTTTATCTACCCCTCTAAATGAGGCTTCATTAAGAATGTGATCAGCGACATTATCATTAACCTTGATTGCCTTTAGCGTATTAATATCAATATGATAAGGTTCGTCGGTTGGCTTTGCGAGAGGCACGTAGCCTGTAAACGGAAAATTTCGTCTGCCGATTGGCCAAACTATATAACCATGAGGATATTCATCTACAATCTCGAAAATATCTTTACGATTGTAATTCTCAGTAACTAATATATTCATAATCGTGTGTGTTTATGTGTTAGTATAAATAGTTGTTCATTGCTTCGTAGCCACCAAATATTTCGGTAACAGGATCGTTAGACCAATCCAGTGGGGTGAGATATTCAACCTCTCTTTCGAGAGATTCTATTTCTTCAGAGAGCATTTTCACGATCTCGAACTTGCAGTCTACATTATATATGTAGCAGGCTTCTGCTTCGCTGATCGTGCTCAATGCTTCTAACTCTACTTTTGCGTTTTCGAGTTCTGCGAGTGCTGTTTCATAAGTTCGTGCCATAATCGTGTATTTTAATGTGTTTATCCTATTTACTTTATTAAATCAATCTTGTATCTTTGTCGTGATTGATTGTTTGATGATGCAAATATAATACTATTTAGTATCATTCAATACTAATCAGTATTAAACATTACACTATTTAGTATTTTTAACTATATGACAATAAATGAAAGATTTGCTGAGATACTTAAAACAAAGAATATCAGCGTTAAAGAAGCATCCGTATTAATAAGAAAATCAGAGGTATATGTTCGCAAGTTAATGCGAGCAGGCGAAAGCTTTGGTATAGAACCCGTGCTTCTAATACTAAACAGTATAGAAGATATTAATCCTGATTGGCTTCTTAGAGAAAAAGGAAGTATGTTTAGAAGTCAATATAACACCGAAGAACCAGCCCCCATCACCTCCGAGCGTTTACTTTCTATCATAGAGAGCCAACAGAGAACCATCGAGAACCTTTCAAGGAAATGAAAGAATATACCTCAATCGAGAAAGACACCATATTAAGATGCTTCTATCTTGGAGTTTCTATAAACTACCAATCATGCCAAGATATTATCAACATTCTTGTATCTGATGGATATGTAGTGCTACGTACATCCGTAAACGGAAGGGCATATCATATCACAGACAAGGGAAAGGGATTCATCTTGCAAGGCGGGTATGCTAAACAAGACAACGAAAGGAAACAAGAAAAAATAGAAAAATGGAAAACAAGTACCATTAATTGGATAATGGCACTTGTAATAGCCATCGCCAGTTCAATAATAACGCTTATCGTAACAAAACTGCTATCGTAATAAGACTACCGAATATGGCGCCTAACATACACATGGATACGAATAACCGGCTATTCATTTTTACCAATTCATTCGTGACCTCGTTTCTTGTAACCCTTAGTATAGCCTTGATTTCTTCAAAATGACAGTTTGAATCTTGCCAATAATCTTCATCCATAACCTATATAGTTTAAAATTTGCATCACCAATATTTCAAAGAACGACAAAATAGGATGTTTATCCTATTTACTTACATCAATCATCTTTGCATCTTTGCCGTGATTGAATGATGATGCAAATGTAATCAAATATATTACATGTAATATGTTCAGATTACATAATTATCATTTATTAACTCTTTTGGTATTACATATGAATTTTTACGTCAGAAAAACATTTCATAACTTTATTATATGAGAATCAATAGATTAAATATCGGCCAAGAAGTCCGAATAAAAGTGGAAGAAAGTGGCATATCAAAGGCCAAATTCGCTGAATTACTGGGTATTGCTCGTCAAAATATAGAAAAAACAGTATTTCAGAAGCATAGTCTTGATACAGACTTACTTTGTAAGATAAGTGAAGTGCTGAATTGTAATTTTTTTGATTACTACAAATCAGACAATCCGTGTAATAAAAAAGATTACACAGAGCAAAAGGAGATAAAGGCTACATTGTCTATAGAAATGGGAACTGAGAAAAAAGAACAGGTGCTTAGATTCATATTCGGAGATAATAATATTGAAATACTTAATAAGTAAAATATCATGAAACATTGGGAACGTTGGATAATTTATCCATTACTTATTATAATTACAATTGTTGCTTTAATTTCATTATGTCAAGAGCATCCAAGAGTAGTCGGACTTGATTATATTGGAGTAATAATAGGAATACTCACGCTCCTTGTTACCGCACTAATAGGAGGACAAGTTGTTAATTATCTAACTTTTGAAAATAGAATAAATCATAAAATAAAGAAAGCCAAAGAAGAAGCCAAAAGTGAAGTTGGAAAAGGCATAAATGATGTGTTGTACCATAATATGTACTTGATATTCTTTTTCCAAGGGATAACAGAACTAAGGAACACACAATGTGAAGCATCTTTATATTATCTGTTCAAGAGTATAGAGTGTCTGATGCAGACAAGTATAGATAGAGATAAAATAGACGAAATTATTTTGAAAATTAAGAAAATAAAACAAGATTTTCCGAGAACTATGATTCCTCAAAATAACATTGAGGAATACATTAAAATAATAGCATCTACTGGACATAAGGACAGTAGAGAGATTATAGAAATGCTAAAATCAATGAAGGAGTAGTCATATTTTTAACAAGTATATCATTTACCATTAAAATTCGATACAATGGAATACCAAAGTGAAATTAGAGATAGTGTAATAAACGAGCTATTAGAAAAAGTTTCTAACAGAAATTATAAAAAATATCTACTAAGATTAACACTTAATCCTATTAGGGGGTTTAATAATGAAACTATAAAATTCGATTTTCCTGTAACAGCATTAATAGGACCAAATGGAGGAGGGAAAACGACTGTACTTGGAGCCGCAGCATGCGCATATATATCAGAAAAGCCAAGTCGTTTTTTCTCAAAAAGCGGTTCATTAGACAACAGCATGCAGAACTGGAAAATATTATATGAATTGATAGATAGAGATATTAACGCCAAAGAATCAATACAACGAACAGCTAAATTTAAAAGCTATAAATGGTATCGCGATAATATGAGCAGGGCAGTTTCTATATTTGGAGTATCAAGAACAGTTCCTGCTACAGAAAGAAACGAAATGAGAAAATGCGCATCAACTGTTTTTAAATATGACTCATCTCAAGTTGAGAAATTCAACGATTTAGTAGTTTCTGCAGCATCAAAAGTGTTAGGCAAGAACCTTTCCGGATATTCTCAAATAAAAATTGATGACAATGGGAGAGTAACATTATTACAAGGATTAACAGACAATAACATCTCTTTTTCTGAATTTCATTTTGGAGCAGGAGAGTCAAGTGTTATTAGAATGATTATGAAAATTGAATCGTTAGATGAAAATTCTCTTGTATTAATAGAAGAAATTGAAAATGGACTTCATCCTATTGCGACTCAAAGAATGGTAGAGTATCTTATAGATTTTTCTAAGAGAAAGAAATCACAAGTTATATTTACGACTCATAGCAATGATGCGTTATTACCACTTCCTCCTAAAGCTATTTGGGCAGCAATTAACAATACTTTATTTCAAGGGAAATTGAATGTCAAATCATTAAGAACAATAACAGGGCAAGTAGAAGCATCTTTAGCTATTTTTGTAGAAGATGAATTTGCTAAAATGTGGATTGAAACTATAGTGTCTGATGATTCATCAATTATCGAAAATTCACTCGAAATCCATGCAATGGCTGGAGATGGAACTGCAATAGCTATTAACAAATACCATAACAATGATCTCTCTGTAAAATTCAAATCAATTTGCATTATTGATGGAGATTCAAAACAGCAAGATTCTGAAGCAGACAAGGTTTTTAGATTACCGGGTGAATCCCCAGAAAAATATATTTATGGTAAAGTTGTAGAACTAATAAGCAACCCTAATGAAACAAAAATCGGAGAACTTAGTTTATTATTACAAAAAAGATTTGAGGACAGTAACTTCGTTGAAAAAAAAATCAAGGATGTGGGAATAACATGTCGTGATTATCATTTATTGTTTTCACAAATAGGAAAAAACATAGGCTTTATTTCAGAAACAGTTGTAAAAAGTGCCTTTTTACATTTATGGTCTAGATATTATACAGATGAATCCGGGAAAATATTATCCATCATAAAAAACAATATGACTATATAAGAAACATGAAGAAAATTTTATTTTTAATGATAATTATAATCACCTTCTCCTGCGGAGGTGGCAAAACAGAAATAACAGGCGCAGATAAATATATCAACACCATCACAGGATTCACCTGTGAAAAAGCAACTGTTACCGATAACGGCTATTTAGTGATCGCTATTGACGCAGATTCGGATTCAGGATATGATACGCTTGCTTCACAATTTCTTGAAGAAGCTAAAAAAGAAGGTGTATCTGGACTAAAAGGAGTATTGATCGTCGATATAAAAAACTCGAAGTTTGAACAAGGAGCTGTTGTTGGCAAAAGAATAGGGAAAGCTTATGAATAA